TGTCGTTAGCGCCGGGGGTGCCGTCTACAAAACAATCAATTTTTGCCGCCTCAACAAACTCGGTCCCATCAGCGCCTTGAAAACTGATTCGACCAAGGTTCTTGTCGGCTGAAACAACCGTGTAAGACCCAGTCGTAGTTCCTTCAGAGCGACCAAAAAACATGGCCGGTCCGGCTGCTGCTGAAGAGCTTGTGTTGTTGGCTGTCATAGACAGCATGTACAAACCAGACGCAGTTGTTCCAGTGCCTTCTATTTGAACATTAGGAGTTTCGCCAGATGCGTTGTTAAACTTGTCACGAGCAGTAGACGTGCCAACTAACAGCCTGCCGGAGCTGTCGATGCGGGCGCGTTCAGATGCGTTGACCTTGAATGACATAGCATTAACGCTATGGTCATAGCCAACCCAAGCGGGATTAGAGGAGTCAGAGTCAGCGAATAACAGGTAGCCGTTACGATCATTATTGGTGGCAATGGTAATCCCCAGATCATTTCCACCGCCTCGTTCAACAACAAGACCATCATTTGCTGGAGATGTGAAACCGGTCACATCAGAAAGCATGATGTGAGTAGCAGCGATGGGCGCAGTAGTGCCAATCCCTACCGCTTCTGCTGACGCATCGACAAAGAAAAGCGAAGAGTTTGTATCGCCTTCAATGCGGAAATCATAATTAGCACCGCCATCGTTGAACACCACCTCGCTGGTGCCCCATTCGACGCGCTCGACGCCGTTGGTTGCGATTGCAAGCTGATCAGCGCTTGGGCTATAGATGCCCGTATTCAGGTCCGACGCGAACGCCAAGCCAGGGGCCGAGACCGTACCTGCCTCAATGGTTAGCGTGCCATCCAGCTCTCTCAGTGTGATCCAAGCGTTGTTGGCAGCATTACGGAGCTTCAACAGCCCGGTGCTGGTATCAGCCCACCACTGGTAGGCATACATGGTTGCTGGCTCTGTCGCGCCGCTGTTGTTGCTGACGATGGCGGCCAGCGCGTTGTTCAGGTCAGAGCGGACGGCAGCGCCTGTTCCGTTGGCGATGACGTAGTCGTGCTGGCTCATGATCGATCAGGTAGTAGGTTGATTCTGGCAGGGCTTAGGCGCCCTTTCCATAGCCGACAGCCGACCATGCAAAGTTACGGTCGATCGCGGTGCCGCCGCTGTTGCGGAAGGTCACCACGAACTGGCTGCTGCTAACGCTGCCCACGACGAAGTAGTCGCCTGTTGCCATGTTCTGCGCGGTGATGCCCACGCTTGGCAGGCTGCTGTTGACGCCACCCAAGCCGGCCGTGCCAGTGAAGAATGGCTTGTCGAAGGTGACCGTCTTGACACCCGCGCCGCTTGGGATGCTGCCAACGCTTTGATCCTGCCGCCGCTGGAAGGTGGCTTCATAACCCAGTTCGTCGATCAGGATGTTCTGGCCCGGATCGCTACTGGTCAGCTCAGCCTTGAACTGGAAGGCGCGCGCTTTGAAGGTGCCGTTGACAAACTCCTGCCAGGCTGACCATGTCGGGCTGCCGCTGGGGTTGTCGTTGGTGTTGCGCAGATACATCTTGGCGTTGACGGCTGACGATGCGGCACCATCCCAATCGGCCCAGTCATCGACCAATCCGCTGCGGCTGTCGATCAGATCGCTGGGGAAGTAGCCGCGGGTGACGAAGAAGCGCTTCAGATCCAAGCTGTAGGACGCACCTAGGTCGAGCGTGTTGGCAAACTCATAGGAGCCGCTGGTGGCCACGTTGCCGATGAAGTCCATCACCGGCAGAAGATCCAGATCTGCCACGTCATCAAACAGCCCAGTCGCTTCCAGCGTGAGCGCGTCGTACTCATCGCTGTAGAAACAGCTGGTTTTGCTGCCTTGGAATGGCGGGGTATCGGCATCCTCGCGCCTTGACTGCACCAGCAATTGGCCGAGCGCATCAGGGAAGTCGATGATGACGCTTGCCTCAGATGCAGACTGCCGGCCGCCGTCATCCTCAAACTTGACCAGGATCTCACCCTCGACCAAAGGGATGATCGCCTCAGTAGCGCTGCCGGCCTTTGCCTCGACGAGATCGACGCTGTTGCCCCATGTACCGGTCCCGTCCGTCAGGCTGGTGTGCCGGATGTGAACGCGACCTCCTACCTTCACGTCCAGGTCGGTCGTTGGTGCCCACCGCAGCCGGCCAGAGTTGGCGTTGATCGCCTCGAACGTCAGGTCCTGCACATTGCCCGGGACCGCCGTCTTGCCGACCGCTGCGAAGGTCAGCACCGCCGGCTGGGTACTGGGCGTGTTGGCGCCGTTCAGGCTGTAGACGTTGATCGTGTAGGTATCAGCGACCGAGTCGAGGATCTCGTAGTCGGTTCGCGGGACGACCACGCTGGTCCAGTTACCTTCGCTTTGCCGGTACTGCACGCGATACTGGCTAACGCCGGGCACACTGTTCCAGCTGGTAATGATCTTTACCTTCGCTTGGCCCTGCGACTCGTAGAACGTCTCGCTGGCCGAGAGGCCGTTGGGTGCGATCGGCGGCTGATTCAACTGCGTGATCACTCGAGGCTGCAATGCTGCGCCCCGCTCGACGTAGTTGTACTTGCTGGGGTCATACGCGAGCGCCGTGATCTCGTATTGCGCCTGATCGGTTTCTCCAACGCTCAGCACCCTCCAGAGGGTGGTGTTCACGGTTGAGTTGTTGATGACCCAGATGCTGTTGACATTCGGCGCAACGCTGAATGCTGACGCGACCGTGACAACAGCGCCGGCGATGCCGCTGATCGCTTTGGTCTCGACCGTGCCGTCAGGCATCACCACCGAAATCGTCGGCGTGCCGGTTGTTGGCAGGCTGGTCTCGGCAGTGTCGTCCACCGTGATCGCTGTGGTTGTTGCTGCAGCGATGCGGCCGCCGCGACGCACTCCGGACTTGACCGGATCGGCAATTGAGATCACCGCGCCTGGACGCACCAGCACACCGGCATCAATCGACGCCTTGAACTCGACAACCTCCGTCTCGTAACCCTCGGAGTACAGCAGCCATTCACCCAGCCGCGCAGCTTGGCCGCGGCTGGTACAGGCGAACGCCTTTAGGTTGGTGGTGACGACACCGTACTTCGCGATCGCGGTCGTATCCTCGACCACCTCGTAGGCCAGGTCCTGGGTTGTCATGTCCAGGTAGCTGACCACCGCGACCGTGTGCCGGGTCTTCAGATCTGAGCCGGTGTACTTGAATCCTTCCTCGCTTACGTTCGCCAGCGTGAACAGGTAGCTGGCATCGGTCGGCTTGTCTTGGCTGATCGTGAGCGCACCGGTTGACCAGTACGGCATCACGCGCATGACGCTGCACAGATCGTTGATCAGCTTGTACGCCTCTTCCTGGTTCTGGATCAGGGCATTGCAGCTGAAGCGTGGTTCGGTGCCACCGAAGCCATCCGGCACCAGCGTGCCGCAGTACTGCGACGCGGAATAGAAGGCAAACTTATCCAGTTGGGCGGCGGCGATGTGATCGCCGAATCCGTAGCGCCTAGACGTGAGCAGGTCGTACAGGATCCAAGCCGGGTCACTTGTCCAGGTTGCTGCCGCGAAGGTGCCATCCCAGACGCCTGCGTAACTGATCGCGCCGGTGGTGGCGTTGACCGTGCCGTTGTTGGGGATCTGCACCTTGATCCCGCGGACCCGATAGGTGCGGTTCGGGACGCTGCTGAACTGCTCCGCATCCAGCCGCAATGCCACGATCGCGCTGTTGGGGTATTTCAGCTTCTGCTCGATGATCTCGGTGTAGCTCGACCAGTACAGATCATTCAGCAGCTGGCTGCTGCCACTGTCTGCCGTGACGCGCACCACGCGCACATCGACAGGAAAGGCACCGCTAATCGCGATCTTGTAGTCGCGCTGATACTGGTCAGCCGTGCGGCCGCTGATTGTGTCATCGATCACGGTGGTGTAACCACCGCCGTTGTACTGCACCCGGATCTGCAGGTTCACGCTGGTGCCGTAGACATCGCCCTCATCCGTGAACTTCTCAAGACGCGGCACGGTAATCGTCACTCGAACAGCGTTCACGTTGCTGTCGGTGATCGTGCGCGTCAGCGGTGACGCCTGTTGGACGATCGTGTTAACGCTGGTCTCATCCTCGATGTCTGAGAACCCAGGGATGTAGGTCTGCGCCTGCGTGCCGTAACGCGCTTCGACCGTGATGTTTTGGAAGTTGTAATCAGCCGCCTGCGGACCAGTTGGGTCTGCACCTTGCCGCAAGATCTGCGTGCCGTTCAGGAAGATGTCCTTCAGCAGCGCGCGGTTGTAGTTGGCGTCGCCGCGGGTGTAGGCCCGAGCTGATGGGAACCCTTCGATCTCGCCTTCACTGAGCAGATCGACAAAGGTGCCAAACTGCTTTGACGCAAGACTGTCGGCATCACGAACCGGGGTCCGAGTTGGTGCTGCTACCTGCTGAACGACGGTTTGCTGCTGGCCGCCACCACCACCAGCGCCGCGGATGATGTCCGTCATGCCGCCACCTGCACAGTGTCAATGCCGGCCGAGATCACGACTGAGCCGCAGATCGTCTCGCCGTAAATGATCGGCACGGGCACGCCCTGGCGGCTGGTGTTCTGCACGCCGCTGAAGCTGTAGGACTTCTGAGGATCCAGCTGAGTCTCAAGCGTGCCGCTGTTGGTGTTCGATTGCGCGATCGTTGGCGTTGGCGTCAACAGCTGGCTAACGCCGCCCAGGATCAGCGCGCCACCAAGTAAACCGATCTTTGTCACCGTTGCACCTGCAAGGCCAAGGCCAAGGCCCGGGACGAAGATCGCCAGAGCCACGAGCGCGATGCCGGCCAGGATCTGGCCAATGCCACCACCAGCGCCGCCGATCACGGGGATGATGCTGATCGCTTCGCTGCCGACCGGGCCGTGCAGCTCATCGCTGCCGATCGCGCGATCACCGACCTTCACGCGGTAATGCCGCCCAGGTTGACTGATGTGCGCCTCGAGGCCGGGGAAGTTGGCGATCAGGAACCTGACTGCTTCGGCTGCGCTGTCTACCGCCGCCATGAAGCGCCGCCGTCCGACGAACTTGGCCAGCTGTCCATAGAGTCGGATCTCGCGCAGCATGGCCAGCTTCAGCCTGCAACCAGTGTATCGGCGGCATGATGCCGCAGCCGCCTGCCCGTGCATTTCTGCAGCCAGCCGCCGTACAGATCACGACTGCTCAGCCGACCGCGTAGATGATGCAGTACCAGCTGGTCGCCGATGTACACGCCGACGTGATTCAGGCCCTGCCCTTCGATGCTCATGATCAGACCGTCACCGAACTGCAGATCCTCCTCTGGCAGCAGCTCACGGAATCCTGCATCACGCCAGAATTGGTCGAACTGCGGCGCCGCCTCAAACTCTGCTGGCGTGGTTGGCCGCGGCCAATCCGGCAACTTGATCCCATGCTGGCCGTACCAGTCGCGCACCAGCGTCCAGCAGTCGGCAACCGCCCACACCCATTCGCGGCCGATCAGCAACGCCTTGTAGCCGCTTGGTGCGGTCTCTGACCATGCGCCTGTTTTCGGATTGCAGATGTGCCACGGCAGCCCGCTGGTCTCGATGCTGAGCAGATCCGCCTGGCTTGGTTCTGCTGGTGTGATCGGATGGCTGTGAAAGATCGCCTCGATCTCACCTGCATCTTCGGCCGCCGCGAAGTCGGCCGGGTCGAGGATGAACTGCTCTGCATCGATCGCCAGGTTGCGGCAAGGCCAATACCGTCGCCGGCCTTTGACCACCACCACCAGCCCACATGCCTCGCGCGGGTCGTCGGCTTTGGCGTGATCCATTGCCGCGTCGCGCCAACTCATGAGGTGAATGCTCCAATGCCAGGAAAGGATCCAAACGGCAGCGACCCGGTCGATCCGAACCTCAGTTTGCAGCTATTCAGCCGCTTGCCGCAAACGTCCAAGGCAAGCGTGCCGACCGGTTGGTCGCTGGCGTTCCAGTAGTTGCTGCCGGTGTATCCGCATTCAGTGGATCGGTAGACCCATTGGCAGATGCTGCTGATGCATTGCCGCTTTGGTGCGCGCACGCCTGCCAGATCAAACGCCGCAGCGCACTCCCATTCGACCAGCTGCCGGCTCTCGGTTGATTTGCGGCTCAGATAGTAGATCTCGCGCGGAAACTCTGCGGTCGGGTCTGGCGTGCCGTAGGGGTTGGTGCCGCCGGGGAAGTTAGCGCCGTCGATGTACCGCGCCATGGTGCGGATCCGAGTCAGCTTCGCGCCGGCCAGGTCGTTGTTGGGCGTGACCGCGTTCACGGTTGCGAGGATGGTGCTCATCGTGCCGAGCACGTTGCTCACCTTCACTTTCGGTCGCGGCAACTGGCCGTTGCCGGTGTACTCAAACCCATCCATCTCAAGCGGCAGCCGCTGGTATGCGTTGCCATCCCAGACCAGTTCGCCGTTCGCGTCCATGTTGCTGCCGGCATGGAACCGATAGACCGTGTTGCTGCCATGCAATGCGGCGATCAGCTGCAGCTCGAACAGCTCGATCACCGAGCTGGGTGCGATCTTCTGCAGCTCTGAGACTGGGATAGCCATGGCTTAAGGCTCGAAGACTTCGACGAAGGTGGCGCTGATGTTGTTGAAGTTGCAGGACCGCAGCGTGGCTTGCCACTCCTTGCAGATGTATTTTCCAGCGGTGCCGCGCGGTGGCGTCCAGTCGAACGACTCGACAGCAGCACGGGCCTCGAGAAACGCAAGGATGTTGTCACGCTCGGTGTCGTCCCGGTTCAGGAACTGCAGTTGCCACTCCTTGCCATCGCGATGTAGGCCAAACCCGACGCGCTGCTGGTAGCCGTCGCCAGCCTGGAAGGTGACGACGCGCGGCTTGCTGATCTCGGTCGCCTCAAAGCTGGGCGTGTAGGTGAAGGTGGCCATTATGCGAGCAGTCCTCCGGGGCGCTTCTGGGTGACGATCTCATTCTTGACGGCTTCGCTGATCGCGCGGGCAAACTGTCCAGCACGGCCGTCGTCGCCCTGAGCTTTCGTGCCTGTTGCGTCCACGTTGACGGTGACGTTGATGCCACCAGCGCCGCCGCCAGCTTCGACGCCGAGCCGGCCATCGCGACCACGACGCAGCGGCAGGATCGCCTCCGGGCCAGCCTCACCCATGAGGCCCGTGCCATTGGCAAACGGGAACAGGGTCGGCTTGTCAACGATGCCACCGCGGGCGAACTTCTGGATTCCGTTCTGAGCGAACATGCCGCCGTCGGCAAACTTGAGACCAAAGATGCCGCCCACGCCTTTGACCAAGGGGGCGATGATCGCTTGTCGGATCGCGATCCGGGCGATGTCTTGGATGATGCTGTTGGCCAGGTCTGCAAAGTTTGCTTTGCCGGTCGTAACGAAGCTGGTCAGCTGATCCTCAAGCCCTTGGAACGCGCCCTTCACCGAATCGGCCACCTGCGTGCCGAAGTTGGTCAGCTGTTGGTAGTATTCCTTCAGGCTGGCGCCAAATGTATCCCGGAAGCTGTCTTTAACTTCTTTACTGGCAACAATCAATCCGCGGATCTTGTCAATTTGAGCCTGAGTCAGGGCTGGGAACTGCTCGCGAATAACTTTAACTTCTCGGTCGATCTCCAGCTCTTTAAGTTTTTCGCCGGTAATTATGCCAGCTTTAATCTCCAGATCTTCGACTGTGCGGTTGTAATTCTCCTGCAGCTTTGTCCTCTCGAGGAAGTCCTGCGCTATTGCCGAGCCCAATTCTTTTGCGGCCGAAACTTCTGCCATCTGCAACCGGTTGATCGCCTCGCCTTGCTCTTTTTGTTTTGCCCTGACTCCTAGTTTTTGCTTGTCGATTTCTAAAATGCTCAAATCAAACTGAGCCTGTGCCACAAGCAGTTCGTTCTCTGCCAAACGGGCTGCGTTGATTTTGATGCTGGCGTCCAGCTCTGCCTGCGTGATCTCTCTGATTTCGCTTTTTGCGGATTTCCCGCCGCCGCCGCCGCCGCCGCCAGCTGCTGCGCGCGGCCGTCGCCTGCCAGCTGCGCTGCGTGCCTGCACTCCCGCGATGATGTCAGGGGTCAATGCAGGCCCCATCGACCGCCTCGTCATGCGACGCTGTCCAGCTGGGGGCATGTCTGCCAATCCGCCACCGGTCGCGATTGGACCGGCTTGCGCCAATGCACGACCAATTAGGTCCCAGTCGACGCTTTTGACAATGTCATTCAAAAAGCGAACGGCAGACGTCAATGCCTGAACGCCAGAGATAATCGCCGGCAATGCAAAATCTGCAGCCGTCAACTTCAGATCCTCGACAGCAATGCTTAGGTTTCTAAATTGCTGCTCGGGACCCTTCAGTGCTTCTTCCAACTTGGATGCCCCATCCCTCTCAATGCTGCGCAAGGCATCAATGACGATGTCGCTGGTGATCTTCCCTTCTTTGGCCAGCTCACGGATCTGTCCAACGCCAACGCCCATCTCCTTGGCGATCGCCTGAACCACCACTGGCGTCTGCTCAAAGACGCTGTTCAGCTCTTCGCCGCGCAGAACCCCAGTCCCCAATCCTTGACTCAGCTGCAGGAATGCAGCGCCAGCTTCTTGTGCATTGGTGCCGCTCAGCTTTGCCGCGGTATTGAAGCCGTTGTAGACCGTCGTGATCTCGTCAAGGGTCAACCCGATCGGTCGGAGCCTGGCGTAGATCTGCGCAAACTCTTGATTCGCCTGAGTCTGAGTGATGCCAAACCTTTGAGCGGCTTGGGCGGCTGCATACTGAACTTGCGTAAAAGCGTCGAAGCCTTGACTCAGAGAACGCAGGCGACGCTCTGACTCGATCGCCGCGATGCCGGTGTCAACGATTGACCGCGTGGCCAACACGATGCCGGCCGTGGCAGCTGCAACTGCTGCCAGGCGCCCGGGGAGCGCTTGAAGACCCTGCAACGCACCTGCGCCACCGCCCGCTGCCGAGACGTCTGATGCTGCCCTCAGCTTTGCCTGCAAGCGATCGATGTCGTTGCCTAGTCGCTGATACGCCTTGCTATTCAGCTCAACACGATCGCGCAACGAAGTCAGTGCTGCGATGTGCTGCCGGATCCCTGCGGTCGTATTTCCAGCCTCCCGCGCCATGCGGTTGATCTGGATGTTCATCTGGCCCAGCTGGGTCTTGCTCAACTGAGCCGTGCCTTCAAGGCCCTTCAGGCTGCGGCTGAACGCGCTGATCTGGTTGGCGCCGTCAACGTTGACCTTAAGTCGAAATGCCGCGTCACGGTTCAGCGCCATCTCATTTCCCCTGATCGTTAAGTTTTACGATGGCGGCGGCCTCCATCACTTGCAGCCCCTCCAGCAGCGCGCGTGGGTCGTCCACTGCATACAGTCTAAAGAGCCACTCAACTGCACCATAGTCAAGTCCGACCAAGCCGTTCATGGCTGTGCGCCATTGAGTTTGGACGCGCAAGAACATCTGGATCGTAGGCCAGTTTTCTGGCAGGACTTCAAAGTCGAGATCTTGCGGCCGCTCCGGATCAGGCAAGGCAAGGCCAAAGGCGGCCGCATCGTCGGCTGTTTGATCGACGACGCTGCCACCTGCCCAATGCTCGGCGGCCTCTATCAGTTTTTTCGCTTGGCTCCCTGCAGACTGTCGAAGTAAGCCAGCACGATCGCGCCAGCCAACATTGGAACCTCCAGCAGATCTGCCAAAGCGCTTTGGCTGAATGGCACGTCCTTACCGTTGTCATCGGTAACGCCAGACCATCCGACCAAGACTTCGGCGGCCACATCGCCATCAGTCATGCCATCGGACCCGATGCCTTCACTGATCTCCCGGATGCGGGTCTGAGAGATCTGCTTGAACTCACAGTCAAAGGTCTGGCGCTCAAAGCGGCCGCCATCGACTGGAATGTCGAAATGGACCGGCCAGCTGTAAGAGCCAGACTTTTTTAGGACGAATGCCACGCGGATCAGGTGTAGACGATTGACAGCTCATCATTGCCTGCACTGGTCGGAACCGCAATAAAGGGGATGTTCAGCATCTGGATCCCGTCCTGATCGCTGTAGGTCAGGTTGCCCAGGTCAGACTGAGCGGTCGTGATCGTGACGATGTTCCCTGCAGTTGTGCCGTGCTGGAAGTCAATGCTGCCAGTGCTGCTGCCAGTGGCTGCCGTGAAGAAGTCCTTAGCCGCGATGGTTGGGGCCTCGATCACAACGGTGCCGTTAGGTGCGCGGTTGGTGATCAGGATCTCCTTGGTGCAGCCGACCAGCTCGCGATAGATGACATCGTTCGCCATCGAGAAGCTGTAAGACTGCATACAGCCGCTATAGGAGAAGATATCGAAGCTGGTTGTGTTGCCCTGCTTGAACAGCAGCGGGGCCGCTTGGTTGGCATAGGTGGGGGTCGGCAGAGTCTCGTCCGTGGGGGCGTTGTAGATGCCGGTCATCGTGAACGCGATGACAGGGATCTGACCAACTTCACCGGTGATCTCAAAGGTGCCGCGGCAGCCCGTCAGCTTGTGACGGATGCCGTCTTCGTGGTAGTGAATGGTGCAGCTCTCAAAGCCAGCGCTCTCGGGCGCGTAAGTGGCGCTGGTGCTGGTGACCAGCGTCTCGCTCAGGCCGCAGCTGCGGAGCACCGGACCATAAGCGGGGGCGGTGCCAGCAGTGCCAGAACCGGCCAGCTCAACCTCAAAGCTGACTTCAACGCGAACCTGCGCCAGCAGTTGATCGGCTTGGCCCATGTACGGCCGCACCAGATCGCGGTTCACCGTGTCAGCAACCAGCGGCTGGATCTCAAGATTGCGCACCAGGATCGCGTTGCTGCTGCCGGTCGGCGAAGAGTCGGTCCCGTATGTACTTTCAATCTTCGCCAGAATCAGGCGTCGGCGAGTCAGAACTGATGCCATCGGAGGCTACCTCGGAGGTTGGATGAGGGGCCGGCTGGGTCCGCTCGACGAGCTTTCGCTTGCCGGTTTTGGGATCGACCAGATAGCTGCCGCCCTGGCCTTTGTGTTCGTCCATTATCGTAGCTGCTACGGGCTGAGGGATAGATCGGCCACTCTGGTCCGATACCTGACAGCGTAGTCGCAACTGATCACACCGCTTGGCTGATCAGCCTCGACCAGATCAAAAGAAACCGAAACGGGCTGCACATCGTAGGCATTGCCGCCAAGGGTGAGATCGGCCATCACCTTGGCGTGCAGGCTTTCGACTGTTGCATCAGCCACTTGGTCCGGGATGTTACCGCGGACGATCACCGAGATCCGAACGGTCAGCGTCCAGTCCAGCGTCGGCAGGCTGGTGTTCTGCTCGGCCGTGTCGCTGATCGGTTCGACCACGATTGCCGGCAGCTCGCCTCTGGTTAACGGCTCGACGCGGCTGCGGTAGATCCGCGTGCTGACGCCAGTTGTATTGGTTAACGCCGTGCGGATCGCCGCCAGGATGGTCTCGCGTTTGGTGGCCATGGCTTAAGCCGATGCGACTTGGACAACAGTGCAGATGATCCCAGGAATGCTGGGATGCGGCGGACTGGTTTCAGCTGGCTCCGCGTGGATGTACGCCGCCACGTTGCTGGTCATCCACATCAGCTCGATGTAGTCGTTTGCGGCCAGGGGAGTGACGAAGTTAACGCAACCAATCACGTTGCCGTCAACGTTGCCATGCCTTGCGATGATGCTAAATCGGCTGTCGCTGGCCGGCACGTCACCAGCGCTGCCTTCGTTGTTCTTGCGCAACCAGACGTTGATGTCGTGAATTTCGTTGTCCGTATTGCTGAACTGGATCGAGAACGTGAGGCTGTACACGCCAGCGTGATCGACCGTGATGCGGCCGTCTGAGATGATTCTTACGGCCCGACTGGCGTTGTCAGCTTGCCGCAGCTTGATTGCGTAGGCCGTGTTAGCCAGCGCCGCCACTTGCGATGTGCCATCCCAGAAAGAGCCCCAATAGCCAGGACAGCCGTGATACGGCAGGCTTGACCATGGCGACCGGCCGTTGCCAATCTTTAGGTTGCTGGTGTCACTTTCAAGGCCAGGCTCGCCGGCCATCAGCACCGGGTTCAGCGTTGCCCACTGGCTGCGTGTGTTGACCTTGAAGGGGCTGCTCATGTCTTCTGCAAAGCGATCTGAACAAACTTGCCGTCATCGATCAGCATCGTCTCGCGCACGGTGTAGGCCGCGCCATCAACCGTGATAGAGCTGCCGCGGATCAAGGTGCCGAAGTTGGATGCCCGTGCCGTCAAGGTGTAGTCAGTGCTGAGCACCATGCCATCGCTCAGGATCTGGCTCGGCATGTCCAAAATCCCATTAGCAGTAACGGCGCCAGCTGTGCAGCTGACGCCGAAGTCTGCCAGGAAGATGTCCAGATCTTCCGTGATCGCCATCAGCTGTACTTCTTCGAGCCGAGAGCGACCACGGAAACAGCGCCGGTGCCAGTGCCGCCGGTCACCGTGAAGAGCACGCGAACATAACGACGCAGGTCGTTGCTGTTCAGGTAAATCTTCTCCTGGAAGGCGGTGTTAGCAGCAGCAGCAGTGAAGCCGCCACCGGTCACATCGACGAAGTCGCCAGCGGTGGTGGTGTTGCTGTGCTGAATCTTGGCGGTCAGGGTGACGCCAGAGCCAGCGGCAGCTGCGTCAATGATGAAGGCAACGTCGCCTTCGTAATCGACCAGGTCAACGTTGGCGGGTGTGCCAGCGCCGGTCGATGCGACCACTGCATTGTTATGCAGCTCGAGCAGATCGGTTTTAGATCCGAGGTTGTGAATGGTCATGGTTTCGCCCTCCGTCGAGGGGATGATGGTTTGCGGGGCGGCTGAGCAATAGTCTCAACCACATCGGCCACCTGGGCGGCGGCCTCGATTGCTTTGCCGATGCCGATCAATAGCTTGGCGTCGGAAGGGGATGCCTCAATGACATCCCCAACACGAACCACCCGGCCCGCCAGCATCGTTTGCCGTAGGACCTCGATCAACATCAGAGGGTGTCAGCGCCGCGGCTGAAGGACTCAGGATGGCGGACGGCGATGTCCACATCCTGCATAGCAACCACGCGAACCGTGCCGCTGGTGCTGTTGCTGTAGGGGTCAACCATGATGTCGAGGCCGCTGAAGTAACCGATGATCAGGTCGGCAAAGTTGCCGAACCACAGATCGCCGGCTGCCACTTGGTTGGACAGCACGCCGCGGTAACCGTTGACCTCGTTGCCCTCCATGACGAACATGCCGGAACCGGCGTCCTTCTTGGTGGTCTTGAGGCCGCCGCGCATGGCAGCGTTCATCAGGTAGACAGGGCTTCCGAGCAGTGCGTTGGCGGTTGCCACGTCGCTCTCGAGTGCCACCACTTCCTCGAAGGTGGGAGCAGCAGCTGCAAAGTTCTCGGTGCCGATGCCGGTGGTGAACTTGAGGCCCAGGGGCTCGCTGTTGCTACCTGTGCCATACAGGCCAGCCAGGTCGATCTTGAGCGCCAGAACGCTGGCGAGATCAGTGCGAACCATGTTCTCCACGTCTATGGAGGACTGGATCATCAGACGGCGGCTGTAGTCGGTGTAAGCAGCCACGGTCTTGGGGGTCAGGCTGACCTGATCCACGGTCTGCTGCGACTCGGTAGGAGCGCCGCTCTCAGCCACCCAGTAGGCGGTGGCAGCACCCGACTGGCGGGGGATGGCGACGTTGCCGGTCAGGCCGGTCAGCACGGTGGCGCCAGCTTGATCCAGTGCCGAAGCGTTGCGCAGCAGGTCGATGAAGCTGCCAGCGTCGAGCATGGTCTCGACCAGGTTGCCGCCGGCGGTGGCAGCGCCAACGTTCAGGTCACGACGCAACACATCCTGAGGGATGGTGATGCCACGGGACTGGCGGCCGAGCTTGGCAGCAGCGGCTTCAGATGCTTCGATCTCGAACGCAGCAGCCTCGCGGGCCGAGCGATCGGTCGGGTTGGACAGATAGTTGATGGCACGCAAGAAGGAGAAGCTGCGGGCTTCCTTCTCGCTCATGCCGAGATCGGCGGCGCTCATGGTGACGGGTTCCTGGGGAATGTTCATTTTGTCAAGAACAGCAGCCCGGGCCTCGTCGATTGAACGACCAGACTCGACCAGCTGGCGGCCCAGATCGCCCATCCCATGCTTGTCGCACAGGGCGGAGATCTCAGCGATGCGGGTGCGCTCAGCCTCGATGGCTTCGGCCCGCACCACGGCCAGATCGGTGGTGTTGGTTTCCATTGAAGGAATGGGATCGTGGGATGGTGCTGCCGAAGCAGCGGGTTCTGTGGGCGTCAACGCGCGGCCGATGCCCACGGTTTTGTCAGCGGGAACGCTGACGATCGACACCTCGTAAGGTGCCCAGGCAGTAGCGACATAGTCGCCGCTGCCACGCTCCTCCATTTTGTCGATGGAGTAGCCAAAGGACACGTTCCGTAGAACGCCGTCCTTCACGTCGCTTAGGACTTCCTGAGCGAACGGGTTGCGGCTGAACCGCACCCGCGCATAGCCGCGCCGTCCTTTGCTGTCGATCCTCGCGCGCTCAACCACACCGATCACACGGTCAGGGTTGTGATTGAACAGCAGCGGCGCGCCATCGTTCAAACGGCTCAGATCTGCCGCATCAGCCTCATGGCTCAGGATCTCGTTGCCGAAGTAGCGCGCAACAGGGAACTCAGAGCTGAAGGGGAACTCATAGGTCCGATCCTCCACTTCGTCGAAGGTGGTCAGTTCGGCGCGTTGGTGCTTGCCGATGCCAGGCATGGAGCGCAGGGCGTCGATCTTGTTCAGCGTGCTGAAGCGATGCGCCACACGGACTGGCGTGCTCTCCCAATTGCCATCAACCTCTCGAAAAATCTGGATCAGCGCTGCTGGATCATCCGGGGTCCCGTTGATGACCACATCAGCATTCGGCACATCAATCTGGCCATCGCGCTCGATCCGCTCGATCTGGCCCTGAGCAGTGCCGCCACTTGAATCCCAGCGGACGAAGTCGCCAACGCTCAGGCTGCCAGGTTCGGCGCGATCAGCCTGCCCATCGCCGGTGGCCTCCTCGAACTCGATCGGCTCGAAGTCATGATCAGCCAGCCACGCGCGCGCCTCATCAACGGTAAAAACCGAGCTGCGGAACCGGATCGCCTGTACCTCGCTCTCGCCTTCCTTGATCCCATAGATGAAATCCACACCGTTGCCGCCTTCGTCATTCACACGGCGCAGCGAGTCATACTGCCCGGGATCTTTCAATCGCGCAGCGTGCTCATTCGGATAGGGGCGCTCCATCTCCACAGCGCTTCTCTCTTGTAATGCCTTGATTCTATCTGCCTTGCCATTCGACCAACTCTGCCCAGCATCGCCGCCCCATGCCGCCCATGCGACACGGCCCGGTGACGGATAGCCATCTTGATCAGGACTGAAGCCCTCGCCTTGTTTGTCCACCTCATGCCGCGCGAACCACGCCGCCATTGTGATGACAGTGTCAGGCGACAGTTCATCACCGCTTAAAATCTGGCTGGCCCTAGTCGCAGCAACCTCAGTGCCGCCCTGCTGGCCTTCGCTCTTCCAGTCGCGATAACGCTGCGCCTCCGTGCGCATCCCATCGGTCGGCATCAGGTCGATCTCGGTGCCGTTGACGTTGGCCATCAGTCGTCCAGCTCGAGGGGTTCGTCGTCCTCTTCTTCCTCATCATCCATCGGCGGCTCAGTTTCAGGCACTGGCATCGGATGCACCACGCCGCTCTCGGTCACCTCGCTCGGATCGCTGTCTGTCACGATACCCATCTCATCCAACATCGCCAGCTCGGCCTGACGTGCGATCAGCACATCATCCAGATCGCCGCCTTGCTCGCTGATCACCTGGCCCAGTGTCTTGAAGCCACACCGCACGGCTGTCTTGTACGCCTCCACTTCGCGCTGTGGGTCCACCCATTCCCAGCTCCTCGGGATCCAACGGCTGGCCCGGTAACGATCAGGATTGGTCTCATAGCCCGGCAGGTTCAGCGCACCGCTAAGCACCGCCATCTCGAGCCATGCCTCAAAGACCGGTTGGTGGAAGTTCTCGATCATGTACCGCTGCAGCACCCGATACGTGTCGCGCTCCTCGAGCAGGCTTAGCCGGCTGCTGCTGTAATTGCTCTCGCTGAAGTTCTTGCTGATGCTCTCAAAGCTGACGCCAACACCAGCCGCCACGGCCCGCAGCATCGACCGCGTGAACGGCTCAAGCTGGCCATCAGGTGCATTCAGATCCGGAACCGTCACGCTTTCGCCCGGTGCCAGGTACTTGAACACGCCCGGACTGAACTCGCTAACTCGCTCGCCTTCGTAGATCTCATCCCCAACCAGCTCGCCCTCAGGCGATTGGATGAAGCCCATCAGCGCGCTGCTGGCTCGCGCCCGCACCACCTCGGCCTCCTCATAGCCTTGCAGCATGTGAAGCCGCATCAACGCCGACGCGAACCACGTCACGCCCCTGGTCTGGCCCGGCCGCTCCGGCAGGAACAGATGAATCACCTCATCAGCAGGAACTCGGATCCGCCGGCCATTGGTCCGCGGGTTGCCCGCATAGGTGTCGCCAGGATGGTTCGCGTAGAAGTGATAAGCCTGGGGCCGCAGGTAGCCGTCCACCTCGATGCCCATCCGAACCGTGTTGCCGTCCGCTGCCTGCGGCACGTCGTCATCGATCAGGTAATCCGCCTCGAGGATCTGCAGCGCAAACGGCACCCGCGAATCACCAAACGGTCGGCGGATCATCCGCACGAACACCTCGCCCGACTCGGCCATGCTCCGCGCCAGCAACCGCTCGATGTCATGGAAGCCCAGCAGCCCGCTCACATCACAGCGGCTCTTATGCATCCACCGTTCCCACTGCTCATGGATCTGGCCGTTGATCGCCTCATCCAGTTGCCCGCCGCGCAGCATCCGCACCTGCGACTGATGCTTGATGCCGTGGCCGATCACATTGTTCTGGATCGCGCGCACCGCCTGCCGGGCGTAGTCGTTATCACGCACCAGCTGCCGCGCACGATTGCGCAGTGACTTGAAGCTGGACTTGATCTCGCTGTCAGCGCTGGTGCCGCTCGTCACCCAGTCAGCGGTCAGCCGGCTAACGCGCGCGCCCTGATACGCCCGCCGCTGCGGCCGCACTGGTTCAAAACCCATCGCCCGGAATAGCCGCGTGCGCAGACCCATCAGAACCTCACGAATAGGTTGTGCGGGTTGCCGAGCCCGTTGGCGATCAGGTCCGCCATCTGCTCACGCTTGACCTCGGCTTTGAGCTTAGCCTCGAGCTGAAGCAAGTCCGCCATGTCGTACTTCTTCAGATTGCGGTTGCCGATCGTGTACTCCTTGGCAACACCGCCAGCCACGATCGCGCGGATCGCCGCCTGCACCGCGTCCAGATCCTTCTGCGCTTGCGATCGGCCATCAACCGCGCCAGGCGTGCCGCTATAGCTAAGGCTTCGCAGAACCATCAGCTGGCCCGAGCCTATCGTGACCGTGCTGCCGGTCTTGGTCGCGACCGCCTGCCAAAACCATTGCCCAGCGTCGAAGCCTGTGCTGGTAGCCGCGGCGATCGTGAACTCCCATCCAGTGCCGTAGGCCGTGCCCACTACCGTCGCGCCTTCGCTGGCCGTGTTCGTCCGCAGGTAGTAGGTCAGCGTCCAACTTCCGCTGTCAATTGCATTCCCCAAATTGTCAGCGCCAGGAACATCCCTCCACTGGATGGTGTCGCCGGCCCTGATTTCGCTGGGGATGTTCACGACCTACCAGTTGGTAACAAAGCCACTGGCAGCCGCAGAGGCCGGCTGCCGTTTCGATCTTAGCGGCGCCTTCTTCCCGTTCTCCAACTGATCCGCCAGCTGCTGCCACATCGTCGCCTTGTTCATCCGCCGCGAGAACAGCAGCATCGCCGCGTAGGCATAGACCACGCAATCCAGCGCCTCGTTTCGATCACCAGCTTTCTTCACCCACTCACGGATCGGAAACCCGCGGTGATAACGCAATGCCTGCCGCTCGCTGGTCAACTGCCTGAAGTACTCCTCATCAGCAGCCATGCCGAAGTGCAGCGTCCCGACGCCGCCCACTTCGTTATGCCGCAACCGGCCGAACAGGGTTGTCTTGATCGTGTCAGTGCCCAGCTGATACAGCGTCACGCCACGCTTCAGCACCCGGCCCTGCCAGCTCACATCCACTTTGCTGCCCTTGCCCACCGCTGGGCTGTTGCGTCTGCTGCTGCCCTTGATCGCCACCACGTTTTGCCGTACGCGATCGCGTACATACCGATACACCTCATGGGTGCAGTGGCCGCCACTGTCCACCGCCACCTGCGACACCTTCAGCGCATTGCCCGCAGCCGTGGCCCACTCAGTTACCAGCACCTGATCCAGTTGGCCCCACACCTCCACCTGCGTCGGGTCGCCCATCAGCTCCTGGTGCCAGATCAACCAGCCCGTCTCGCCCTCGCCCCAGCCCCACACGCTCACCGCCAGCCGGTTGTCCTGCACGTCCACGCCACACGTCAGCAGCACCACGCCATCGGGGCAGGTGCCCGACTCATACGCCAGCCGCTTGGTCATCAAGCCATCAGCACTCACGGCCGCGGCATAGTCCTCTTCCCAGGTCTCAGCCAGCCGGGTGTTGACAAACGCCTTCAGCGCTGGCGCGTCTGACTTGGCCCGCAGGAAGTCATCGACCAGTTGCTCCCAGCTGCACCACCCGAGCGGGCTGTAAAGCCCACTGAGCTGGAACCCAGCCGTCCTGCCATCGCTTGGTGCGGTCGCGCGCCACTCGCCCGCCGCGAGCATCGCCGGTTTGTGGTTCTCCTCAAACCGCTCGCCGCAGTGCTCGCACTGATACCTCACATCACCCGGCCGCTTCGCATCCCACTTCAGCCGCGGCCATTGCAACCACTGCATTCCGCCGCAGCTCGGACACGGCACATAAAACCGCCGCTGATCGCTGCGCAGGTACTCCGCCTCAATCCGGCTGAAGTCCTTCACCGTTGGCGTGCTGGTCAGCAGGATCTTCCGACGCGCGAACGTCGTCGTCCGCCGCTCGGCCAGTGCCACCGGGTCGCCCTCGCCGTCCACATCGCTAGGAAAGGCGTCCACCTCGTCAGCGAACAGGTAGCGGCACGGCGCCGATCGCAGACCAGTGGCGCTGTTGGCCCCGGTCAGCAACATGATCCCGCCTGCATACTCTTTGCTGAACATCGTGTTCCCGCTGTCGCGGCTGCGGCTGGGCGCGATCTTCGCGGCCAAACATGGCGTGTCGGTGATCATGCTCTCGAGCCGCTGCTTGCTAAGCCGCTTCGCCATCTCCACCGTCGGCTGCACGCAAAGCATCGGTCCCGGTGCGTGGTCGATCACATAACCCAGCCAGTTGCTGCCAGCCTCCGTCTTGCCCGTCTGCGCAGCAAACATCATCACCACCCTCTGGATCGGGTTGTTGCTGCTCAGGCAATCCATCGGCTCGCGCAGGTAAGGCGTCCGGCTGGTGCGCCATGGCCCAGGTTCAGCACTCGCCTTGCTGCTCAGTTTCCGATAACGATCAGACCACTCGCTCACCGTCAGCGGATCTTCAGGCCGCAGCCCATCCAAGAACCCATCGCGCCATGGATTAGCCATTGCTCAGCTCCACCAACGCCGCCCGGTGCTCATCCGTCAGCACCGCATGGATCCGTGCCGGGTCCGTCTCACCCGCCAGCTGGTGGCTCAACCGGTCAGCCAAGTTAGCCAGTGCCTCGCGCACGCTGCGCCCCAACGCGAACGCTTCCTTCTGCACTTCCACCGCTGGCACCAGCTCCCGGCGCTTCAAGTCCACTTCCAGCTTGGCCAGCTCCGCCTGGTAATGCTCGCGCCGCGCACGGCTCTCGTTCAGCTCCGGGATCTCATCATCAGGCAACCCCTCCACCCGGCGCCGCAGCTCTTGCGCATCCCGTGGTGGTGGTGGCGGTTCGATCGGGTCCGGTTCGTCCACCTTCGCCGCGTTGTTCTTCAGCGTGTTCTTGCGCCACAGCTCCAACGCCAGGTCACGATCCAGCCAGCGCTTGCCGTCTTGCTCAACCACCGCCGCAGCGATCCGACTCTTTGTTGCATGAGTCACCGCAGCCTTGGTGCAGCCCTTGATTGCCGCGAACTCGGAGAACGTGACCAGCAAAGTTAAATGACGGCTAGGCTTAGTTAACTGATGCTAAACCGCGCTTAACGCTCTCGGGGTGTCTCAAAGTAAGACTCACTGAGACTCATTGCGGCGCAAGGGTTTAGGGGTTGTTAACGCTGACGCTAGAGAAAGCGTGCGCGCGCGAACGACCCGCGGAGGTTTGCCCGGAAAGGACCCAATGCGCTCAAAGGCATAGCCGATGGGGTCATGCCCCAAACCCCTTGCGGCGCAAGGGATCTCAGCGGGCTGTGGCCAGAGCCTGCTCCAGGCTGCTGACCAGGTAGCCCATGAAGCGCTGCTCAGCCACCTGGGTGCCGATCTGACCGATCGGGAAGCGGGCGCGGTAGGCGGCTCGGCCAGGGTCGGCAATGAACAAAGGCCGGAGCTTGCCGGCTGGGGTGCGCTGATAGATGCCAGCAGGACGCGCCCCACCGCGTGGCTTGCCCACCATCACGCTGTTAGGCCCACTGGTCCCCACCTTGGCGCTGATCGATCGGATGGTGGCCAGACCCACGTTGCCCCCTGAGTCACGCCTCAGAGCCCCTGTAGGGCGCAGCTGAGCCCCTGGTGGGACATTCCCCACCTGCTGGCCCAGAAACTTGCGTTCCAGGCCCTTCTGGGGACGCAGGCCGCCATCAATGCCAAACCGCAGGTATCGAGCCCGGCGAGCCTCGGCGTAGACCACAGCCTCCAGGTTCTGCTTGGTGCTCCTGTCGACAAGGAAAGCTCGCTGTGTGAACGGAACAGGGCGATCAAAGAAGCGCAGGGTTTCGTAGTTGAAGACCTGGCGGATGTCGAACGCTGTGCGGTTGAGCGCAACCGATGTGGCAAATGGCATTTGCCGCGCCATGGTCGCCGACCAGTTGGCAGCACCTGAGAGATCAGCGTCGAGGGTGATGGATGCCATGGGTTCAACGTAGGGCGCTCAAGCGGATGTGTGGCTTGGTGCTGCGGATTACGAGCAGCCCCCCATCGACGCGGTGGACGTGGTGCTTGATCCAGTTCATCCGGCTGTAGCGGGTGATGTATGCGCGGATTACGGGCTCAGTCCTACCAGTGGCATCAACGCCGTCATCCATGGGGATCAAGAACGAATCACCAGGAGCCAACGAGCCGAGCGGCCATGTGGGCTTCTCGTAGGTGTTGCGACCAATCCAGACAGTCCGCCCGTCAACCTCTCGGAAGGTGCCCATTGAAGTACCAATGCAATACAGCAACAGAGTAATACACCTGCCAACCTATCCAACCTCCCCCCTAGGTGCACTTAGACGGAAAACGCCCCTACCCTCCCTCCCTCTCCTGGGTTTATTACCTAGGTTAGTAGGTTAGTAAGGTTAGTAAAAGGACTGCAGGGGAATGGATCTGGACTCTCCAACCTCATCCTGGAGGTTGGACAAACACCCATTTGTTCCTACCTCCCAACCATGCGCGCTTCTTTTCGTAACCAAGTTCACGCAGGATCCCGGCCACCTGCATCTGGTCGGCGCGCCCTTGGCGCTCGACCGGCTTGTTGATCGCCTGGGTCAGGATGGCCTCGCTGGTGATTGGTTCAACGCTTCTGCGGTTGGTCAGCCACTCCTGGATGGCCGCCTTCCATGGGCTGTCAACGAGATAGGTTTCGTTTTCGGTGTCCACCTGCTGGGCGTGCTCGCGGCTGAGGTGGTTGGGGTCGCCGTTGCGATAGGCGGCGACGGCTGCGGACCAGATGGCATCGCGCTCGAGCAGCAGGCCATCGACGGGAATGTGCGGCGCGGCCGTGACAGGGATCACCCAGAAGCGGCGGTTGCCGGTGTCATCGACCAAAAAGCCGGTGTCCCGGTTGGTGGAGCCGACGATGATGGATCGGCGTGGGAACGACTCAGTTGCGCGTTGGTATGGCGCGCGGAACATGTCGGTCTGCTGGGTGAGGAACGCCTTGATCTGCCCGGCGTGCTTGCGGCCAGTGATGTGATCCAGCTCGGCCCACTCCATGATCCAGGAGCGGTGCAGGACCATCAGGTCATCCTTAGATCCGATGTCGCGGAGAGCATCGCTGAACCAGAGGCCGCCGAGGTTGCGCCAGAAGGTTGATTTGCCGCAGCCTTGCGGACCCATGAGCACGCAGGCCGAGTCATGCTTGCAGCCGGGCTCAAAGATGCGTCGGACCGCGGCTATCAGGGTCGCCTTGATCATGGCGTCATAAAGACTGCCTGGTTCGTCTTTGGGGCGTAGGTAAGCGGTTGCGAGGTTTTCGATCGACGTGGCGGGAACGTGATCGGCAACGTGCTCGAGATATTCGCGAACGGGGTCGTAGGGGTTCTCAAGCGCGACGACATGGATCGCGTCTGCTGCGAGTTCTTTGGATACCTTGACGCCCTGCTGTGCAAGCTGCAGGTAGAAGTGATCGATGTGCTCGACCGGCTTCTGATCGAGTTCGATGGCTGAAGTGAACAGGTTCCAGCGGAGTGCAGCGCCGAGTTGCTGACGCAGCAGTTCAAGCAGCTCGTTCGATTCGAGCTTCAGGAGCTTGCCATCTGCCGCTGTAGGCTTGTTGGCGTCATGCTCCTGTGGGTGGGATGCAGCCTTTAGCCGCTTGGTCGGTGCGACTGGGCGGCTTTTTTCATGGCGTGATTTTGGCTGCCAGCCGTCTTCCTTAGCGAGGTTGCAGAGGTGCCGAATGTCGCGATTGCCGCCGGCCTTAAAAGTGCCCCAGTGATAGGCGCAGGCATTGGCTTCCCACTTTGGGGATTGCCGGGACCAGGCATCCCAGTCCGCGAGCATGTGATCACCGACTGAATGGAGGCATTGACCGACCTCGATCCAATAGTCGTAATCATCAGCGCGTGATGAGTTGAGCGCATCGAGCCAGATGCGCGCCCACTCTTCATCGGTCCGATCGGCTTGTGTCTGTAGCTGTGGAAGCTGCAGCAAGGGCGCTGGGTCTGGCTGCTTGCGCTGCATCTGCTGCAGCAGGACCGATGGCGCTTCTGCGATGGGCAGATCATCAGGTGATCGATCCTTGAGCCAGCGGTAGGCGCCGGTCATGGGATGGGTGCCGGCCACGACGGACTGACAGCCGGACCAGCGAAGTTCGAGCTGCTCGCCTTTGATGGAGCTGCGGAGCTTAGTTGTCTTGATAGTCGCCCAGAACGGTTCGGGGACCTGGTAGATGATCTGCAACCGGCCATCGCGGCCAGAGGTTACCGCCCAGGATTTGGGGAGATCACGAAGGGGTGCGCCGATCTGCTCGAGGACTTCGGACGCGCCGAGGCCGTCGTGATCGACGAACAGCAGACCACCAGATTGGGGACCTGCAAGGACACCGATCGCAACGGCACGGCCGGCTGTGATCTCAGCGGCGAGTTGATCGCGCGAGATGGGATTCTTCTGCCATTCAGGCTGATAGGGACGCTTGTCGTTGCCGACGGCTACAAGCGCCCAGGCGGATGGGAGCCGCTCGAGCTGAGCGGCGAGAGTGATCGGGTCCATGCTGACCTGTGGGGTCCCGAAGTTTAGCTAGCAGGTTGGCAGGTTGGAGAGTAGATCTTCAACATCTGAAACAGAGCGGGCCACCCCGGCGATTCCGCCAGCACCGCGCACCACGCCCAGCCAGGCCTGCTGCTCTGGTCTGAGCCGGCCGGTGGGAGTCTTGACCTCGATGCTGGTGAACACGGCGATGCGCTGGCCGACCATCTCAGGGGTCACCACCACCGTGCGCCAGCCGATCAGATCAGCAGAACCACGGGCAAGGCCGAACGTCACCAGCCTGCCGGTGCGCGGGTCAGGCAGGCTGCCCACCTGATTGCGGAACAGGCGCAGGTCAGATCGGGAACCGACCGCCAGGCGTATCTGCTGCTGCAGGGTGGTTTCGGCGTTGGCCATCCTTCAGCGACCTGGCATAAAGCACATGCTTGGCCCACGCTACGGGGTTGCGCATGTTGCGGGCATGGCCGATGGCGATGAGCTGCTGGAGGGTTTGGGCTTTGCCTTGTTCGCGGCGAGCGGCTTTTAACGCATGGCTTGGTTCAACTTGCTTCAATGTTTCTAAGTCTGCGTTAACAATTGCAAAATGTCCAAGCCTGTCTATCACTGATTTTGCCTCAAGAATTGAACACTCTCCTTTTTCAGCGAAAAGGCGATCTAGCGACAATCTTGCTTGACCTGTTGAGGTTATACCTGCGAAGTAATATCGTTGTCTAAAAAGATTACATATCACTTCTTCTCCTAGGCGAGGTTTCCATGGTTTTTCGACTTCTACTAATTCCCCGTCTACCACGCGGATTTCGTGGGTATCAGGCACACAGTTAAAGCCACAGCATGGACAGATTGGTGCCGGCTTGAATGCCGCGAAGCATTGCGAACATGTCCGCACTGATGGCGCTTGCTCGTTGCCACCTGCGCGCTTGGCGCCATGCTCGAGCGACCACTGGCGGATGTCATCAGGAAAGCCGTGCCGGGTGACGTTACCGACGTGATCGAGGATCAACGCGGCGTCCTTGCCTGGTGCGGGCCTGAGCACGCGACCAACCTGCTGCAGGTACAGGCCGAGCGACTGGGTCGGCCTTAGCAGGATGGCGACGCTGGCGGCGGGGATGTCGAATCCCTCTGAGACGACGTCGACCGTCACCAGCACGCGGATGGTGCCAGCCGCAAACGCGGCAACCACCGCATCCCGATCGGCTGTCTCGCCCAGCAGCAGAGCTGAGCTGATCCCTGCCGTCTCAAATGAGTCCCGAACTGAGACGGCGTGGTTGACATTGCAGCAGAACGCGATCGCCTGCTGAGCGCCGCCCAGCTTGCGGTAGTGGTGGATGGCGTCACCGGTCACCGTTGGCCGGGTCATGGCGTCTGCAGCTTGGTCGATGGCGTAATCGCCAGCACGGCGGCGCAGCTGCGACAGATCGGCCACGATGGGCGGCGCAAAGATCCGCGCGGGTGACAGGTAGCCGGCCGAAGTGAGCATCTGGACCGATGGGCCTTCGATGAGCGCATCGAAGGTGTCGCCAAGGCCGCGGCCATCAAGGCGGCAAGGTGTGGCCGTGACGCCCAGGCGCAACGCACCAGGCCAGTGGCTGATGATCTGCGACCAGGAGCCAGCCGCGGCGTGGTGTGCTTCATCGATGATGATCAGGCACGGCTCCCAGTCGGTGGTGGCGAGCCGGCGGACGAGCGTTTGCACGGATGCGACCTGGACTGTTGCATCTGCACGTTGAACGCCAGCGGCGATAATGCCGTGCTCGACGCCGGCGGCTGTGAGTTTGCTGCTGGCTTGATGGATCAGCTCACGTCGATGCACAAGGATGAGCACCTTGCGGCCGCGGGCTGTGGCACTCGCGGTGATGGCGGCCAAGATGACGGTCTTGCCTGCCCCAGTTGGAGCCACCAGCAGGGGCGCGCGCGCGCCTGAGCGGTAGGCATTGCGGAGATCATCGATCGCGCGGTGTTGGTAGGGGCGGAGGTTCAAGCTGTTGCAGCGTGTGTGCTGATGCTATACGATGTGGCTTGTTGCGTCACGCCATGGACAACGCCACCTATCACGCCCACCCAGCGGTCAGCAAGTCGCACCTCGACCTGGTGGCCCGCAGCCCGCTGCATTACTGGGCGCGCTACCTCGACCCAAAGCGGGAGGTGCCAGAGCCGACCGCAGCGATGCGTATCGGCACCGCGATCCACACGCTGGTGCTCGAGCAGGATCAATTCGAAAGCCGCTACGTCACGGCGCCGCAGGTCGATCGCCGTACCAAGGCGGGCAAAGAAGCCTGGGCAGAGTTCGAGGCTGAAGCTGGCGGTCGTGAGCTGATCGCGGCCGACGATCGCGCGCAGATCAGCCGCATGGCTGAAGCTGTGTGGTCGCATCCAGCAGCAGCGGCGCTGCTTCATTGGCAGGGCAAGGCGGAGACCACCCACATGTGGACTGATCAGGCGACGGGTCTGGCCTGTAAGTGCCGCCCCGACTGGCTGACCAATGACGGCAACCTGATCGTTGACCTGAAGACGACCGAGGATGCCAGCCCCGAAGGGTTTCGCAAGTCGATCGGCGCTTATCGGTATCACGTCCAAGCCAGCTGGTATCTGGACGGCATCGAGCACGCAACCGGCCACCGACCTGATCAGTTCTTGTTTATCTGCGTTGAAAAGCGTCCGCCCTATTGCGTGGCGGTTTATGCCGCGTCGCCGGTAATGGTGACGATCGGCGCCGAGACTGCTGCCCGCGATCTGGATGTGCTTGCCACTTGCAAGGCTGGCAACGTCTGGCCTGGTTACAGCGACCAGATCGAGCCGATCAGCCTGCCGCCATGGATGCTGCCGCGGCCGGATGGATCGACGATGCAACCACCCACTGAAATCGAAACCTACTGATCATGACCGAATCCACAGCGATCACCACCCAGCCAGCAGGTTCGGTGTTCTCGGGCATTCAAGCCTTCGAGGACGCTCAACGGATCGCCAAGGCATTGGCTAGCAGCACGTTGATCCCGCCGCAATTTCAAGGACAGCAAGGGTTCGCCAATTGCCTGGTTGCGCTTGAGATTGCGAACCGGATGCGGATGTCACCCTTCCAGGTGATGCAGAACCTGCACATCATCCATGGGCGCCCATCGTGGAGCAGCCAGTTCATCATCGGCCTGATCAACGGCTGCGGCCGCTTCAGCCCGCTGCAGTATGAGGTGACAGGTCAGGGCGACTCTTTGGCCTGCACCTGTGTCGCCACCGAGCTGGCCAGTGGCAAAGATTTGCGCGGGCCAACCGTCACGATGGCGATGGCCAAGAAGGAAGGATGGGCAACGAAATCAGGCAGCAAGTGGCAGACCATGCCGGATCTGATGATCAGGTACAGGGCCGCGGCTTTCTGGGGGCGGCTTTACATCCCTGAGTTGTTGGTCGGCATCCAGACGCAGGAGGAAGTAGTTGACATTGAGCCGGTGACGGTCAAGCCTGAATTGCCGAAGACCAGCCTGGATCAGTTGAACGCTGCGATCGCTCAGCCTGAGCCCGAACCCGTGGAGGTGGTGACTGATGAACTCTTCTGATTTTTTGACTGATGTGCAGTTGGCTGCACGATGGCAAGTTCACCGGCAGACGCTGCTTAGGTGGCGCCGGCAGGCAACTGGGCCAGCCTATGCGCGCATCGAAGGGCGCGTGCTCTACCCATTGGCCGAGGTGGAGCGTTACGAACAGGCCAACACCATCACTCACGACTAACCCATGACCTTCAAAGCAAACGGCGCATTGTTCAGAAACACCGAGGAAAAGCTGCGCGCGCGGCTGAAGGATCGGTTCGACCCGTCCAAGAACTATCCGATGTATGACGGCGTAATCAGCGTGCCGGCCGATCAGGCGTATGCGATGGCTAAGTACTTGATGGATGCAAAGCCGAACGAACGCGATCAGATCCCGATGCGGATCAGCGGCTGGCGGAAGGAACCTGCCAGCGGCGGCGATGCCTATGTATCGATGGCGATCGAGCCCGACTACAAGACGCAAAAGGCGATCGAGGAGTCGGCACCTGCTGCGGCTGAGAGCCTGGCGGCTGCTACCGGCGGCGTGGTGGTTCAGGCTGACGTGTTCTGATGCAGCAGCATCAGCTCCAGGCGTGCGATCTCATGGACCGCCGCCTGGAGCATTTCCTGCTGGCGGTAGGTCTGCCTAAGGAGCTGGGCGGCAAGCTGCCCGGCTTTGCCATTGGCTTCAAGCATCCGGCAGTCGCCTTCCAGCTTGAACAGCTTCTCAGGGGCGATCTCGACTTGCAGCCATTTTCCGAAGTCCATCGAATCGGGGCAGTTGCCCCATGTTGCCCATGAAATGCCCCCAATGCGGTGCCGGCCGCTTCTATGCGGTGATCACCAACAACGTGTATGAGAACCAGACGGTGCGTAAACGGCAATGCCGCCAGTGCAAGCATGTGTGGTTCACGGTCGAGCTGCCAGTGAGCCGGTACGCCATCGGTTACAGCCACGATCACATGAACAAGCCAGTGTTGCGGGTGCCGGTGGAGCTTGCTGCTGAGGTGACGCCAGGCGGCCTTGCCGACTCGCCGGATTAAGAACTGTTACAGCCCCCTAGCGTGCACTGCCGGCGGTGTCCCATACTGTGTGCACGGCCGACGAGGCCACTACCCACCCCGCCAACCATGACCACCGCCACCGTTCAGATCCAGTCCGTCGGCCGCTGCAAAGGCAAACCCGCCGGTCAGCTTCAAGCCGGCGACGTGACTATTTGGAACTTTGGTTACACCCACGCCTTCGTTGGTTTTGTCAAGGAGACAAAGGCTCAGGTGATCGCACAATTCGCCAACAACGACGGCACCACTTGGGAGAAGCGCATGGGCAAGGACCGCCTGGTTGCCGTCGTCTGAGCCCTCCGGGGCTCTTCACCCACCCCACCACGCCATGTTCACCGCCACTGCTCTGGTGATCTGGAAGCTGATCCTGCCGCTGCTAGTGCTGGTCGCTCTGATCGACTGGCTGACGGCTTCCACCGATCGCCGTGTTCTCATCCTGCGTCGCGCTGGTCTCACCCAGCAGCAGATCGCAGATCGCCTCAACCTCACCCGCTACCGCGTCCGCCGGGCGCTCGCATCATGATCACCAACCGCTTCTGGAATCGCGTCGGCCTGCTTGTGCTGATGTTCATGCTCTACGGCATCGGCATCGCTGCCGGCCGCGATCAGGCCACGCTGGCCCACCACCAACACCCTGCGTGCCATCCGGGGTTGAAGCCATGACTGACGCCCCTGAGCTGCGCCGCTTTTACTTCACTATCCGCGACGCCAACGTGATCGAATGCATCTGGGCGTACAGCCTGACGGATGCCAAGGCCAAAGCAGCCACTGACTGGTTGCCGTTCTGGGACGAGATGGAATGGATCGACCCGCAACACATCGCCCGCACCATCGATGGATAACGTCTGCCTTCAGTGGGATGACCAGCAGCAGGGCCGCTACGGCGACGGCATCAGCCGCCCGAAGCCCAAGGCCCGGACACGCGAGTTCAGGCTGCTGGTGTTCAAGCCCGGCTCTCAGCCGATGACATGGATCACCCGCGCCGAGACGAAACGGCACGCGATCAAATACGCGCAGGCTCGCTGGCCCGGCTCTGAGGTGGAGGTGGCATGAACTGCTACCGCGTCACCCTCGCGATCGATCAGGTTGAGCTGCTGGCACCGAACGCGGCCACCGCTGCGCTGAGCGCGATGGAGCTGTACCCAGGCCAGCAGGTGCTGAGCGTGCTGCTTCAGCCCGACTGGGAAGACGATGACGATGACCACCCATCACTGACCGCTGCAGAGCGGAACCCGAGCCTGCGATGACCGACCACATTCGCGCCAAACTTGAAGCGCTCATCAGCGATTCGGGCATGTTCAACGCCGGCCAGGTCGAAGAACGGCTGCGGCTGTGCGCCTTGATCGATGCACGGCTCGACCAGCTGGCTGGGCTGCCCAGTCACCCGCACATCTCGGCACGCCGGGAAGAACTGCTTACGATCCGCCAAGCCATGCACCCACACCAATGAACCGGGTTCAACTCGATCAGCAACGCGCCGACATGCTCGAGGCGCTTTACCAAGCCAGTGGCCGCACCTGCTGCACCTATACCGGCCTGTGGGAGGAGTTCAGCATGGACCTGGGCGCCAACTTCCGCGACACCGATTACGCCGAACTCCATGCCGCGTGTGTGCTGGCGATTGGCGAAACCGAGAGCCATCTGGCTGACAAACACGCGCAGCAGTGCATCCATGTGTGCCGGCAGTTCTTGCTTGGCAAGTGGGGCAATGCCTAGCCCGCGCATACCAACGCAGCGCGGTCGCAACTTCACGGTCAACATCCGCATGAGCCGCGAGGAGATCGAAGCTGCCCGCAAACTTGGCGGCGGCAACATCAGCCAAGGTTTTCGGCAGGCGATCCGTTACGCGACCGAGCGCGACCTTAAGCCGGTGAAGCTGGCCACCATGCTCCGCTCAGCCGCTGTGCTGGCGCAGGACCTTGAAGATGCCTGTCAACAGTTCAAGTCTGACGCCATGAGCCGCGTCAGACGCGCTACCACCAAACCATGATTCTCTCCGACACCGAAATCGAAGACCTGATCGCCACTCAAGGGATGGTGCAGGGCCATGACCCAGACCTGATCAATCCAGCCAGCTTGGACCTGCGGCTTGGCAACCTGATCATGCTTGAATCGGTCCAGAACCACCAGATGATCCCGCTCGAGATCAGCCGGTACACGCCAGAGCATCCTTATCAGTTGGTGCCTGGTCAGTTTGTACTGGCCCAAACGGTCGAGACCTTCAACATGCCCGAAGATGTGGCCGGCCTGTTCTTTCTGAAGTCGAGCCGCGCCAGGGAGGGCTATGAGAACCTGCACGCTGGATATGCCGATCCTGGCTGGCATGACAGCACGCTCACGCTTGAGCTGAAGAACGCGCGCCAGCTGCAATCGCTGCCGATCTGGCCCGGTCTGAAGATTGGCCAGATGGTGTTCTTCCGCATGAGTCAGCGGCCAGCAGTTAGCTATGCCGTCACTGGCCACTACAACAACGACCAGCTTGCCACCGCCTCGAGGCAGTTCAATGTCTGATCCCGTCAACCAGCCCGGCCACTACCGGCAGGGCGAGATTGAATGCATCGACGCGATCCAAGCGGCGCTAACGGCTGAGGAGTTCCGCGGGTTTTGTAAGGGGAACTTGATGAAGTACGCCTGGCGTGAACGGCACAAAGGAGGCAAGGAATCCTTAATGAAGGCCCAGTGGTACCTAACCCGTTTGCTTGGCACCATGAGCCAATGAACGACCACCACCTGCCAGGTCTGACCTTCCTCGAGCGGCTGGCGGTCGCGATGCTGGTCCGCAGCCCTCGCACCAGCTTGGTGATGGTGAAGGAGCATGACGCCCTTGAAGTGTTCGTCGCAGCGGATCAATCGGATCCGGTAGCGCGGGCCATCATGAGCGGCGACGGTGAACCGGCCTCGATGCTGCTTGAGCGGTTGTATCACGCGCCCAGCTACGGCGAGCCGGAATGATCACGTTCTACGGCGGCCGGTTGCTTCTCTTCTGCGATCGCGCCGACCGTACCTGGCACGCGCGTGTGGTGTTAGGGCCCAAGCCTGAGCATCAGCTCGAAGCCGACACCGGCGCCATCCGGCTGCAGGATGCGATGCTGCGTGCGCAGTCCATCTATCAGATGGCGTGCGCCAACATCCGACCAGCCGGGGCGGTGCCGATGTGTTGGGACTGCGTGCAATGGGAAGCGACGCGGAATCGCTGCAACCTGCAGTTTCCTGAAGCGCGGCAGACTGGCGGTCGATTTGCGGCACGCTGCGCCATGTTCACGCCTGATCGGTGAACCATGCCGCGCGAATGGTTGACGCCAACCCGTGAGCCGTGGTGCCCGTTGATCCGTGATCTGCTGCACGCGATCGACCGGCATAACGGTCTGTATTTCGCGACGGGTGACCGGTGGCACCTCGAGCGGGCCCAAGACCTGCGTCAGTATGTGATCAGCCTGAAGGACTGGATTCGCCGCCATGAGTGAGCCGGTTTGCGTGAGCCGCATGGATCGCGACGGCGGCTGGATCGAAACGCTGGAACCTGCTGGCGGCGGAGAGCTGTACTACCGCAGCTGCGCGCACGGCATGTGCCGATACTCAAGCGACCTCTGGCAGGCTGAGCTGTACCTTGATCATCTGCTGGCCCGATGAGCAGTCTTGCCGTGATTGCCTACCTGGCGGTGATGTACTGGGTGATCTGCGCGCTGGTGATCTGCCTGCTGAAGAAGATCCTGCCCTAGTTTTCACCCGCCACCCACATGGCGATGGCCCACTCACGGGATGCTGACCAGAACTCTTGCTGGCGATACCAGTCGAGCCACGCCTTGTGGCCCTTGCGGCTGTTGCAGCTAAGGCAGCAGCTGATCAGGTTCTCGCGGACGGTCAGGCCGCCATGGACCTTGGGGATGACATGGTCCAGAGTGGGCGATCGCCCAAGCGGATCGTCGCAGTAGGCGCAGCGATAGTCCCATGCCAGATGGATCTGATCGCGCGCGTGGCGCCTTGTGACCAGCCGCGTCTCATCAATGTGCGCCTTGTCCACTGAGATCAAGCGGCAGGGGCATCGCCTCGATGCAAAGATCGAGGATGTCGTCGTCGTTGCCGAAGTGTTCCGAAAGGCGGCTGTAGAGGTTGGCTGGCAGCTCGTCGGGGTCAGTGTCGGAGCGGAGCACCACCTTCGCGGTGATCTCGATCAGGAACGCCCGCATGGGCTGGCTGCTGCTTGGCCAACGGTAACCGCTGCGACCGGATCAACCCCGATAACGCTGCGCACGGTGTATATTGTTTTCAGCCACAAGCCGGATGCATGGCCCGGAGTTAGTCCTGTCAGCGACGAAGGCTGACCATCACCCATAAGCCGGATGCAGGGGCCGGAGATAGTCCCGCCGACGACGCAGGTCGGCCGCCTCGGGGGTCGGGCGTTACCTGACCTCATCCATTCCCCTCACCACGCTTGACCACGGCGGCACATGGTGTAGGATATGTGCATCAGGGGGCAAGACCCCCACTCGGCAGCCCGGAGGCTGCGCTTCAGATGCTGATCCTTCAGGAAACTGGTACTCCGTTTACTGAGGCACAGCTTGATGCTGCTTTTGCCAAGGTTGCCGATCCTGCCGATTGGCGCAATCCCATCAACTACGCAGTTGTTGACCGGGACGAAGTGCACGTCACCGTTTCTGCAATCGGTTACTACACCGCTGCGCCTGTCACGGTGAAGGATCTGGGCTGGAATGACGAGTTCATGATCTTTTCTCCGGGCTATCGACTGGGACCTGCCGGGGCTTGACCCACGCGGCCAACCGGGAGCCGCACCCAATCCCGGCACCATTCCACCCGCTTTAACACCATGACAACCACAATTGCCCTGTTGACCGCCTTGCTGCTGCTACCACTGCTGGTTCTGCTCTGGGCAACGGAGTCAACCGAGCAACGCGCCAAGCGACTGCGCGGCTACGGCTGGACGCAGCGCCGCATTGCGGAGCACATGCACATCAGCCGTTACCGCGTCCGTCTAGCACTGGCGTAAAGAAAACGGGGCGGCCACACCAACCGCCCCACCTCAACACACCGCGTTAATTCTATGACCGACTCAGACCGCTACTGGACTTTCATCACTGCAGCGCAGTATGCCGGTAACTTCTTTACCGCCTTGGCTGAAGCCGGCCTCAAGGCTGACCCGATCAACCGCGAGCGCCTGCTGCTGGCATTCCCGGAGATTTACGCAACCTATGGCCCTAGCAGCCGGCTGCACCGCAAACTGCGCGAGGGGGTGGAAGCATGACCATCTCTAGTGCCGACTATCACGCCGACCCAGCCGTCAGCGCCAGTCACCTCAAAGCGGTAATGCAATCGCCTTACCACTATTGGGCGCGATATCTGGACCCGCATCGCTTGCCGGTTGAACCGACAGCAGCGATGAAGCTAGGCAGCTTGGTGCATTGCGCCGTGCTGGAGCCTGATGAGCTGTCATCCCGCTATGGCGTCTGCGGGCCACGCAACACCAAAGCAGGCAAGGAACAGGCTGAGCAGATGGCTACTGCTGGCATCGAAGCCGTAACGGCCGGCGACATGCTGACCGCTAACTGCATGGCCGATAGCGTCCGACGGCATCCTGCTGCATCAGCGCTGCTCGCTCATGGCAAGGCTGAGCAGTCGTTCTGGTGGGATGACCTGCCAACAGGACTGCGCTGCAAATGCCGCCCAGACTGGTATCAAGGCAGCACCATCGTTGACCTGAAGACATGCCAAGACGCCAGCCCTGCAGCGTTTGCGCGTAGCGTGGCGACCTTCGCCTACCACGTCCAGGCAGCGCATTACCTCGCTGGTTTGCACGGTGCTGGCCGGTTTGTGTTTATCGCAGTGGAAAAGACTGCGCCGTATGCGGTCGCCGTTTACGAACTGGACCATGCCGCTATGGCACTAGGGCGGACCATGCGCGATAATGCACTGGACGTGATCGCCACCTGCAAGGCCGCTGACATGTGGCCCGGCTACGGCGACACCTCAGTCCAAACGCTCAGCCTGCCCGGCTGGGCACTTAATGCCAACCAGCAATCACCCATCGAGTTCTGATGTCAACCGCTATCACCCTTTGGACCCCAGAGCAAACGCAGCTTATTAGCAGCACCATTGCGCCAGGCTGCAGCAATGATGAGCTGCGGCTGTTCGCCTATGCGTGCCAGCGCACTGGCCTTGACCCATTCAGCAAGCAGATTTACGCCATCAAGCGTGGCGGCAAGATGACCATTCAGGCCGGCATTGACGGTTTGCGTGCCATTGCCGAACGCACCGGACAACTAGACGGCAGCGAGACGTACTGGTGTGGTGATGAAGGCGAATGGCGCGACGTATGGCTCTCCAGCAAGCCGCCCGCTGCAGCTAAGACCATCGTGCATCGCAAAGGCAGCCAACACCCTTTTATTGGTGTTGCCCGCTTTGCTGACTACAACGCCGGCCAAGGGCTGTGGTCCAAAATGCCAGCCGCCATGATTGCCAAATGCTCTGAGGCGCTGGCGCTTCGTAAGGCATTCCCTGCCGACATGTCTGGTGTGTACAGCACCGACGAAATGGACCAAGCCGAGACTGTTACGGTCACGCCAGCTGAGCAGGTCAAGCTGCCTGCTACCACCAAGGTAGACAGCAGCAAGACGTTCACCGCTGGTAAGGCGGCCATCGCTAAGGCCAAAACCCTGCAGGATCTAGAAGACCTGCAACCGCGTATGGCGGCACGGCTAGAAGCCGGTGAGATCAGCCAAGAGCAGCACGATCAACTTTTGCAACTAATGCTTGAAAAAGAGAATGAGTTATCTGACAACTGAGCAACTAGCCGAGCGTTGGGGCCTCAAGCCGTCCAGCATTAAGTCTCAACGATTACGCGGCCAAGGACCTAGCTATTACACAGTCCCGAGGCTAGGATGTCCACTCGGCCAGTCCCGCGTCAGGTACAACCTGCCTGATGTACTGGCCTTTGAAGAGACCCATTCCATTACACCAATCAACCCATGAGTTTGTATGCTTCCGGCGTCGTGCGCATTATTAGCGAGCCGCAAATTAAGTTTTTTGATTCCGGTACTTGTGTTTGCAACTTTGGTGCAGGCATTCAGGAAGGCAAAGATAAAGATGGCAACTACATCAACAATGCAATTGACGTAGAGGTCTGGGGTAAAGGCGGTCAAATGATTGCCGACAACTGCAAAAAAGGCGACAGCATCATGGTTACCGGCGGCATTCGCCGTCAGGACTGGCAGGATAAGGAGAGCGGCGCTAAGCGCTCTAAGCATGTGCTGAACGTCACCCGGTTTGAATACCTGCCGCGTGCTGCTGCTGCTGCTAGCGAGGAGTCTGCATTCTGATGAACCAAACCAGCCTTGAAGCTGCATTCAAGGAGTGGTGGGAGGCGTCCTACGGGCGCCCTCCTGGCACCCATGCAGTGATGACCCATGCCGCCTTTGCGGCCCATGTCCTTGAGTTGATGGAGCTTATCAGTGAACAACCCAATAGCTGACCAGCAACGGCAGGACTACTTGGAGTGGTTGTATCACCACTATGGCCGCACCTGCGAAACCTACACCGGGCTGTATCAGCAGCGCATTGCTGATTTGGTAAAGCGCGACATGGAGGAGGCCTTGGATGACTAACCTCTCCCCTGCCGCGCAACAAGTGTTCTGGGAGTTCAACCGCGCCGCCAGCGGCAAGCCGGATGACTGGCATTACCTGCCCGCGATTGCCGCCGCTCTGCGAGCTGCTGCGGATCAGGTGCAGATGAACACGCCATTAGGTGACACCGACGCTGATGCAGGCGTGTTCGCCGCACATCACGCCATTCGCGCTCATTTTCTCGCCATCGCTGCCGAGCTAGAGGGCAATGCCTAGCCCGCGCATACCAACGCAGCGCGGTCGCAACTACACGGTGAACATTCGCATGAGCCGCGAGGAGATTGAAGCTGCCCGCAAACTCGGCGGCGGCAACATCAGTCAAGGCTTCAGGCACGCCATTCGCTATGCGACGGATCGTGACATGAAGCCGGTGACGCTTACAACGCTGCTGCGTTCGGCTGCCGTCCTTGCCCAAGATTTAGAAGATACATGCAAGCAATTCAGGTCCGATGCTATGAGCCGAGTTAGACGTGCCAGCAGTTCAAGTCCGATGCCCTAGCTGCTCATGCCAGCAGACGTATGTCGTTATGACCAATCAATTGGCTGACGGTACGATTGTTAGGCGTCGCCGCTGCGATGGGTGTAATCACCGCTGGTACACCAAGCAACCGGCAGAAATTCAAATTTCAAAGTATGACCTGAAATGGTCAGCATCTAAGCACTGCACTGGTAAACACGTTATCGACATCAATGATCCTATCTGACACCGAAATCGAAGACCTGATCGTCACTCAGGGGATGGTGCAGGGCCATGACCCAGAGCTGATCAATCCTGCCAGCTTGGACCTGCGGCTTGGCAACCTGATCATGCTCGAATCGGTCCAAGGGCACCAGATGATTCCGCTTGACATCAGCGGTTACACCGTGGAGCATCCATACGAGTTGGTGCCTGGTCAGTTTGTGCTGGCCCAGACGGTGGAGACCTTTTACATGCCGGAAGATATCGCCGGCCTGTTCTTCCTGAAGTCAAGCCGCGCTAGGGAGGGCTATGAGAACCTCCACGCCGGCTATGCCGATCCCGGCTGGAATGGCAGCACGCTAACGCTAGAGCTGAAAAACGCCCGTCAGCTGCAGCCGCTGCCCATTTACCCAGGGCTCAAGATTGGTCAGATGGTGTTTTTCCGCATGAGCCAGCAGCCAGCGCTGAGCTATGCGCAGGTTGGGCACTACAACAATGACAAGCTAGTGGCTGCCTCCAAGCAGTTCCTCGGCCGCAGCCAAATGCCAAGGCTCGATGCTGCATGAGCGCATCGCCTCGGCAGCTAGCCACTTAATCTGCGAGCGCTGGCTAGCCTCCTGCTCAGCCAGTAGCAAGCTGTACTCAAGTAACGCATTCCAATCTTTTGCTGCATGTAGCTGGCGCAACATGTTAGCGTTGGCAGCGCCGTGGAACTGTGCTTCCATTGTGTGAACTAATGGATTCATCATGGCCGACAGCATCAAAGACTACCTCAACAGTATCGCCAAATATCCACTACTGACACCGCAACAAGAGATACAACTCGGCAGGCGTGTCATTAGATGGCAAGAATTAAGACAATGCGACAGGGAGCTAACCCGTGATGAGCAACGCGAGTTGCGAAGCGGTGAACGCGCTAGGCAACGGTTTATTAAGTCCAACCTGCAGCTTGTAGTCCATGTAGCCCGCAAGTACGACAAGCGCAGCAATAAGACGCTTGAGTTGATGGACTTGATCCAAGAGGGCAATATCGGCCTTGCGCGTGCGGTTGAGCTATTCGACCCGTCACGCGGTTACAAGTTTTCAACTTATGCCTATTGGTGGATCAGGCAAGGCATTACGCGGGCATTGATCCAGCATGACTCCATAATTCGCCTGCCAACCAGTTTGCATGAGATGCTGTACAAGATAAACCGCACCATGCAGGATCTAAGCCATAAGATCGGCAGACAGCCAACCATGAGCGAAATATCTAACGCACTGGATATGGATGTAGAAGAACTGTCATACTTGTTAAAGCAAACCTATAAAGTGACAAGCCTAGACCAGCGTGTTGCTGACACCGAGACCACATGCATCGGTGACAACATTGCTGACCCTAACTACGACAATGACCTGATAGAAACCCGGCAAGAGATACGCGAATTGATGGATTGTTTTAACAAATACTTAGACCCGTTGACCAAACAGGTAATCCATGCCAGAAACCTTGCGCGGCCTGTCACCTGGGCGCAACTTGAACAACAAACAGGCGTCAGCCGCACCAAGCTGCAAAACCTAGAGCGTCGTGGCATTAGCCGCCTTCGTATGCTGATGAGCAACCCATTAAGCAATACCCCGCTTGGCCATGTCGAAACCAACAATCAGCCGCTATCAGGATGTATGGAGGGTTTGCTTCAACGGTATGTGCCGAGAGCACAGGCAGCAGTGGCAAGCACTGATTTTTTACCATCAGATGCTCAATCAACCAACCAATCCTGAATCTTTAGAACGCGATCAACAGACCACGAATCTTGACGGCTAAACCATTCGCGCCATTCCTCGCTGCCTTTCTTACGGTTGCAATTCTTGCACGCCGGTACAAGATTGCAAGCAACAGTAGCGCCACCTTTATGACGTGGCTTCACATGGTCTAGCGTGTCAGCCGGGGCGCCGCAATACGCGCATGTATGGCCCCATGCTTCAAAAATTTGCTGTCTAAATTGATGCTTTGCGCTGCGTTTTGATACGAGGTTGGAGCCATCAATCAAATGATCCACGCAGTTCCGGGATGGGTAACACCTGAACCGTGAGGCCCAGGACGTGATCGTTGGACGGCGCTAGCTCAGTGAGCCGCGCCACGAAATTGTCCGATACCTCTTCTGGGTCGTCGTCTTCAGATTCCACCACAATGGTGTACTCAATCTCAAGGACGTACTGTCTCATACGGTTGGCCTGCAGGAGATGTCAACGCCGCCGCGCTCTCGTGGCCGCAGCGTTAGCCATATCCCGCCAAGTGACTTAGGCATTACGATGCGCTCAATCGCCCAGCCACCAGTAGCGCCAAACTCCTGCTTGTAGGTGCCGGTTTGCAGGTGCCAGCGCTGCTCAATCCATGCCTTGCCGTTTTCTGCGATGCGGTAGCACGGGTGTGCCACAATGCTGCGCTCGTGGTTGTGGCCGTTAAGCATGATGTCTGCATCAGGTGCGATCTGCGCGTAGCGGCCGCCACCCATGGTGCCTTTGGTGACGATGCCGCCCCATGCGCCGTGGTGGAAGAACAATGTGCAGCGGCGTGTACGGCCGGCTGACTGCCGGAACGCAAACCGCACAAAGCCCTGGTATCCCATGTGTTCGGTAACCGCGCCATCGTTGCGCATGAGCCTGACCACGTTCTCTAGCGGGTCGATCTCTTGATTGTTGAGCACGGCAGTCTCGTGGTTGCCGTCGCCCATCATCAGGATCATGTCACCGTATGGCCGGAGCAGGTCGGCTGACTCGCGGAACACCAGATCAAAATAGTTGCCGCCAAGATGCTCTGGCCTGATGTCGCCCTTGCTGCCGCGCCGATCCTTTTTGCCTTGCATCAGGCAAAGCACGTCGCCAAACATCAAAGCATGGCCGCCAATCGCCTTGCACTCATCCAAGTGCTGCAGCAGCAGCTTGCGGTTGCACTTTGGGTTATCTAGGTGGATGTCCGACAGCAGTAGAAAGGTTGCTTCTTCCTTGGTGCTGTTGTACGGTATCCGTATCTCCAAAAGCTCTGGCGATACTCGCGTAGACGTGATCGCCATGCCGTTGGTAGCGGCTTACACAGGCAGTCTAATAAGGCCAAGTGAGACGCGGCCTGCCTTGACGGATGCCGGTATGGATAAAGCCCTTGGGTGCGCCTAGTCCAGTGCTGTATGGCCAATGCTTGACGCACCAGTCCTGCAGCTTGTAGATGTCCACGCCGTTGATATACCAGTCAACTGCACCCACGCCAGGCGCATTAAATAGGTGCTCGCTGCCGCTGGCACCACCTACCTGCCGATTGATGATTGCTGGTCTGTAACCCGACGTGATGATGAGCGGCTTGTTGCCAAATGCACCACGAGCGCGTTCTAGGAATGCTGCCAGCTCAGCTGCGGTATCTACTTGGTACTGGTGATCAAAGCGCCGTGCCTCTTGGTCTAGCGCAAACTCACCGATTCGGATGTGCGGCGTGATCCGTGCGCTGAACGGACTGCTAGGCGTCAGTTTGGCTGCTCCCTGCTGCTGATCGCCAACCCACAGTCTGCCTTCTGCCTGCCGGCGACGTAGCAAACCAGCCTCGACGCTGGTGCCGGGGTTGCGATACAACAGCATCGCTGCTGGCACCCCTGCCCAGTCCTTCTCTTTCAGGCGCTTGCTGATCGTCTCGAATCCTTCGGATCCGTAGAACCCGCTGCCCAGGTTGTAGGCAAAGCTAATCAGCGCACATTGCTGGTTGCCGCTCATGGCATTCCAAAACGGCACCGTCGCACGCAGCTTGGCGGCAATGCGGTCTATCTCAAGTTCAAGCAGGCTGCTGGCTTCAATAACTGTAATCTTGTCGCCGCGTTGCACCTTGCGGCCATCGCTGTACCTGGTGGTGCCATAGCCGATGGTCCACGGGTCGCCGCCGCTAAGCGGATCAGGGTAAGCGCTTAGGTGGCAGCCCTCAAACTCTTTTATCAGCTTTATCGCTGGCCCATAATTATGCAGCTTGCCGCCTTGCTGCCAGGTTTTGTACCAGGCTTGGTCCCTATTCAAGATTGCAGGCGCAACCTTTAACAGCTCTGCTTCCAATTCAGAGATGGCCGCCATCTGATGCGGCGTGCCGTGCTTGTAGTACCGGAACAGGTCGCTCAGTTTGACCATGGTGACTTGATCTCCATTGCACCGCCAAGTAGGCGGCTATCTCCGGTTTGCAGTGTGTCGTCTACCGGGTGATGCGTAATCACCGGCTCAGGGCCTACGGGCTGCGCTGCGTGCCAGTCCGCTTCGGCTTGGTCTAGCTTGGCCGGCAACTGGGCCTCGAATCGCTGTTTGCGAATAGCGAACGAGGTCAGCGCTTTTTTGCCTTCAACAGGTTCAGCACCTGAAACACCAGCTGCACAATGCTGTTGCTCTTCAGTGGGCTAATCGCGATCAGCTCGCTAGCAGCAGCGACGATGATCCAGAAGGCGGGATGAGAAAGGAAGTCCACTGGGTTAGCGTGTAGGCCGTGCCTCAAGCATAGTCACGCGCTGCTCAACGCCATTAAGACGTGAAAAAGTTTCCTTACGGTCCTCCTTGATGTCCTTATGCAGCACCTCTAGCTGTGTGGCAATATGCTCTACGGCAGCGGTCAGTCTAATTACAGCTTCGCGTGCTTCATCGTTGCGACGGCTAAAGCCCATCGCGCCCATCGCGGCAACGGAGATCGACGCTCCAGCAATAGCAGCGATGACCTCGATCATGTAATCAGTTTAACGACCCTGCCCGCGCAGCTTTTTGCGGCCACGACGTCGCGGCCTGGAGCGCTGCCCTTGCCCTTGGCTGGTTGTCTTGGGGACAGGATCCTTGCGGACGGTGCCGCTTAGACCAGCCTTTGCTTTTACTGCCACGGGACGCCAGCTTCAACGGTCGGAAACTGCTGGTCTACGATCCGTGCAGCGAGCGCTTCCTCGATCTCGGTGACCTTATCCGGGCCAAACTTGTCCTTGACCCACTGAACGCAAAGCTCTTGGGTGAGCTGGCTGAACGGGATCATGCTGCCCTCAGGACGCTCCAGACCCATGGAGCCATAGGCACCGGAGTTGTAGGGATTGCCTTCGGGGTCAACGTCATCAGAGATGCCCACCACCGTCCAGTGCGCGGTAAAGACGTAACCGTCCGAAACCTCGCGTTCTAGGTTGGCGATGGCCCAGTTGTAGGTGATGCTCATGATGCTGTGTGGTTGGTGGGAGTCTAAGACGGGTGTCTAGTGAAGGTGACTACGAGGCTTTGATGTGGTCTTCAAGGATGTTGGATGCCTTGAACCGCAGGATCGCGCCGCCAACGCTGAGATGGTGGTTATCAGCCTCACGACGGAACCACGTCACCACCTCCTCTGCAAGCTGAAGCATCTGCTGATCCACGGCAGCGCGTTCGTCTTCATTCAGCAGCCCGTAGTCATGCCGGTATCTCATACCCATGTTTGGGATGAGCTGCCGTTCCCACGGGGCGGGCTGATTCAGGACACGCCTAGCACGGCGGTTCGATAACCATTGTCGAATGATTCGGACCATTTTGGTGACATCAACAAAAAGGTTTTAGTGGGAATGACTAATGGGCGTAACGAGCCAAAACAGCTTGGGCGTACTCCAGCGCAGCGGTGTTGAGCGCCACGCGAAAGATGCCGGGTTCGACTTTGCCGCCGGTTGCGTCAGAGCAGACCTTGGCCGCGTAGGAAAACTCATCCCGCATGGTCTCAGGCATCAGCTCCAGTAGCTCCTCATCCGTAGGCGCCACCGGCTCGGGCTGGGCTAGGGCGGCTCGGGCTTTGGTCGCCAACGCATGAGTTTCGCGGCGATCATCCATTAGGAGCTGGCGGTAATGATCAAGCTCGTCAGCCATGCAGGCGCACAGCTCTCGGAAGTCAGTCATTTGAAGTGCCAATCAACGATAATGATGAAAATAATCAAGACGGCAGAAAGTACCGTGGACTGGTAATCAGTCATCAAGTTGCTCCAGTGCGTGGCGGATAATGTCTGCTTGGCCTGAGCAAATCCCCTCTGGCGGGACGTCATCGGCCATTTTGACGGCTTCAGAAAGTGCTTGTAACGCCTGCTCCTTCAAGCTCTGCGGCTTGGGGCGGCGGGCGGCGCGGAGTTTTTCACTCCAGAACCCATCATTCAAATTGTCCAGTGCCTCACAGCACACCTCCAGCTCCTGGTCGGCGCCCCATTGGGCGGCGCGGACAGCAACCCAGTTAATTGGACCACATGGGTCTTGTTTGGCTTGGTCGTACCACTGCTGCACCAGCTCCGGCGGCGGGGCAATGGGATACCTGTAGTCTTCTTGGGTCATGGTTTCTAGGGAACTGTGGCCAGGGGCAGGAGCCGCAAACTCGCTGCCCCACCACTATAAAGCTGGGCTGGCTATCTGCGTTAGTGAGTAGGACTACGAGGCTTAGCAAGCCATCAGCACGCAGGGCACGCAGTAGCTGCCATCGTCATAAGTGCAGGTGACGTGAGTTGAAGTCACCTTGGCGACGGTCTTGCTGCGGATGATGTCATCATCTTGGGGCTTGGCCGTTCCATCACCAGCGGACATGAGTAGATCACCGCGTTGCACCGTGACGCCATCGGCAATGCGGATGATGAAGTCACCCGTCATCGCGCAATAGAAGTCGTCGGTGTAGGTGTCGTCGTCGTCATCCCAGGCTTGGAACACGCCGGCCACGTTGGGGTCGCCTTCCACATCTGAGACTTTCATGCGGTTGAGCTGTTCGTTTTCTTCCTCGCCCCAGGCGCACATCTCGTCGATGTTGCTCAGCACGGTGCCGCGTAAGATTTCTTCGCGGGTTGCGCCGCCAGGCAGCTGCGACCAGCGGGAAAGGTGAGCACCGTTGTAGCTAACGGTGGTGCCAGAGACGGAGATAGACCCTTCTGAAACATCAGCTTGATAGAACAATACAAGGTCACCATCATCCACGCCTCTGTTGACAAACAACGCAGGATTGCTATTTCTTTTTGTTATTAACCATCCAGCACTGCCGCCTGTTTGAACGCCAAGTGTACTCGCCGAACCATCTGGAGTACATCCAAAACCAATAGATCCAAACGAGTTTATCCTCATCCGCTCCGTCGGGCTGCTCGCTCCGGCGGCGGTAGTGCTGAAGACCAGCCTGCCCGGCATGTCGTTATTGCCGGGCGTGCCGTCTACAAAGGCTTCAATTTTTGCGCCGGACTGGTTTAAGTCAGTTCCGTCATCACCGGCAAACCAAAGCCCTCCAAGCTGGTCATTATTCTGGACAACTGTATAACTTCCGTAGGTGGTATTTCTGCTTTTTGCCAGCATAATTACTGGAGCAAACTCGTTATTTGCGCCATAAAACCAAGTTTGCGCGTAAGATCCGAATGCACTTGAATTGACCTGTACTGCTGCTCCGGTGACCGTTGAAAGGACCGGAACGCTAGAAGACGTGTTAACTAAAAAACGACCTGATGTATCGACCCTGCATCTTTCAGTGTTGCTGACGTATAGACCCAAAGGATGAGCAGTTTCTGTGCCAAGAACTGCGGCGCCATCGTAAACATAAAAGGCGCTTTTCTGCGAACTGTCACTAGAGGACAGCCGAATCCCGCCACTTCTTGTAGTTGTAGGTCCTTGGATTTCAACCGTTGTTACATTACTTCCCAAGGAGCTAGGCGCAGCAGTGCCAATCCCTACCGCTTCTGCTGACGCATCAACAAAGAAAAGCGAAGAGTTTGTATCGCCTTCAATGCGGAAATCATAATTAGCGCCGCCATCGTTGAACACCACCTCGCTGGTGCCCCATTCGACGCGCTCGACGCCGTTGGTTGCGATTGCAAGCTGATCAGCGCTTGGGCTATAGATGCCCGTATTCAGGTCCGACGCGAACGCCAAGCCAGGGGCCGAGACCGTACCTGCCTCAATGGTTAGCGTGCCATCCAGTTCTCTCAGTGTGATCCAAGCGTTGTTGGCAGCATTGCGTAGCTTGAGCAGCCCGGTGCTGGTATCAGCCCACCACTGGTAGGCATACATCGTTGCTGGCTCTGTCGCGCCGCTGTTGTTGCTGACGATCGCGGCCAGCGCGTTGTTCAGGTCAGAGCGGACAGCAGCACCAGTGCCGTTCGCGATGACGTAATCGTGTTGAGCCACAACTTACAAGACAGGCAGTGTCTACACTTTAAACGCCCTTGCCAAATCCGACTGCACTCCACAGGAAGTTCCTGTCAACTGCGGTGCCACTACTGTTCCTGAAGGTGACATCAAAGCCTGTGCTGGTCACGTTGGTGACGTTGAAGTAGTCACCTGTTGCAAGGTTCTGGGCCACAATGCCGACGCTGGGCAGGTAAGCATTGATGCCGCCCAGGCTGGCAGTGCCGGTAAAGAACGCTTTGTCAAACGTGATGGACTTGGTGCCTGCCGTGCTGGCGACCGCTCCAACCGATTGCTCAGTCCTGCGCTGGAACGTTGCCTCATAGCCCAGTTCATCAATCAAGATGTTCTCTGCTGGGTCATTGCTAGTCAGCTCTGCCTTGAACTGGAAGCCACGGCCAAGGAAGGTGCCATTGACGAACTCCTGCCAGCTTGTCCAGGTTGGCGTGCCGCTTGGGTTGTCGCTGGTACGCCGCAGGTACAGCTTGCTATTGACCGAATCGATCACACCGCCGTCCCAATCAGACCAGTCATCAACCAAGCCATTACGACTGTCGATCAGGTCGCTAGGGAAAAATCCGCGAGTGACAAAGAACCTAGTCAGGTCAACCGAATACGAAGCGCCGAGGTCCAAGGTTGCATTGAACTCATAAGTGCCTGTCCCAACCGTGTCACCGATGAAGTCCATCACCGGCAGCAGGTCAAAGTCCACCACGTCATCAATCTCCTCATCCCCGTCAAGGGTGAGGGCGTCATAGTCCTCGTTGTAGAACACGTCCGTCTTGTTGCCCTGGAATGGCGGCACATCCGCATCCTCACGCCTTGACTGCACCAGCAGCCGTCCAAGCGCATCAGGAAAGTCAACGATGACGCTGGTTTCTGCTGCAGACTGTCGGCCGCCGTCATCCTCAAACTTGACCAGGATCTCACCCTCGACCAGCGGCACAATTGCTTCCGTGTTGTGGCCTGCGATCGCAGGGATCAGGTCAACGCTGTTGCTCCATGTGCCAGTGCCATTCGTAAGGTTGGTGTGCCTGATGTGAACACGGCCAGCCACCTTCACGTCTAGATCAACCGTTGCATCCCACCGCAGGCGGGCGCTGTTAGCGCTAATGGCCTCAATCGTCAGGTTTTGCACGTTGCCGGGAGATGCCGTCTTGCCGATCAGCGCAAACTGTGCCGTTGCAGTGGAGCTGATCCGTCCGGTAAGGCCAATGCTGACGATTTGGACGTACAGCGTCCCAGCACGCAACCCAGTCAGCCGGATCGACGGTGATGTGGTCTCCAGTTGCTGCCAGTTGTCATTGTCAATCTTGTACTGCAACCGATAGTTGACCGCCTTGATGGCGCGGTTGGCAACAATCCTGACGGTTGGCTCAATCCAGCTCAGCTCAAAAGCAGTAAGCACGTTGGAGCCGTCAACGTACAGGTGCTCAGTGCCATCAATGCTGCTCGGCGGATCAGGTGCAGGTTCAACGATTGGTTCCTGCGGGATGGTGTTCGGATCGGTCAGGCCGCCATCGCCTACATCACGGAACGACAGCTTTAGGTCCGATTCAATCGCGGCATAGATGCTGGCGTTATATGACAGCGCCGTGATGCCGTAGATGCCGTCTTCACCCTCGGCAACCGTGATGACACGGAACTGCTGCGTTTGCGTGCCGGTGCTTTGGATAATCCAAATGCTCTGCGGATTAGGAGCTTCGCTGAATGCACTGCTGACCGTGACCACACTGCCCGCTAGACCGCTGATGCTGCGCGTTTCGACCAAGCCCGTAGGCAGCAGCACGCTGATGGTTGGGCTTCCTCCCAAGGTGGGAGCAGAATCAAGCGTTACGGTCGTCGTCGTTGCTGCGCTGATCCTGCCGCCCTGCCTGCTGCCAGCCTTCATCGGGTCGGCAATGTCAATCACCATTCCAGGCCGCAGGACGATGCCACTATCAAGCGACACCGAAAATGTGACGGTCTCGGTCAGGTTCTGCTCTGACAGCAACGCCCACTTGCCCAAGCGGTGCGCCTGGCCCTGCGAGTAGCAGCCAATGGCCTTGATGTCCTTATTGATGATGCCGTATTTGGCAACCGCATCTGCCAGCTCGACATATTCATAGGTGACCTCACCAAGCTGCTGGTAGGTCTGGTATGCAACCGTTGCGGTGGTGTGCCGTGCCTTCTGTGCGCTGCCGCTGTAGCTGAACAGCCCATCAACGACATTGGCAGGTGTCAACAGGTACTGCGGATCTGCAGGCTTGTCCTGCAACACCACCATCGACCCGGCGCCGTAGTAGGCAATGCCACGAAACAGGGCGACGAACTCTTGGATGACGTTGTAGACCTCATCACGGCTGTTGATCAGCATGTTGCAACTGAACCGTGGCTCCTGACCGCCGCGTCCGTTGCTGACAAGCGTGTTGCAGTATTGGCTGATGGCGAAAAAGTCGTAACGGTCAAGGCTGCTGGTTGGAATGCCTGCGCCGTACCGCGTACTGGTCATCAAGTCCCACAAGCACCAAGCTGGGTCTGCGCACCATGTAGCAGCGCCAAACGTGCCGTCCCAGACGCCTGAGTAGGTAACGCGCCCTGGGTAGGTTGTCGTATCAACGGTGGCGTTGCTGGGTAGCTGCACCTTGATGCCACGCACCAGATACTTACGCGCAGGCACCGTGTCAAACTGCCGCGAGTCAAACCGCAAGAAAGTCAGTGCGCTATTGGGATAACGCAGCTTTTCGTCAATGATCTCGGTGTAGCTGCTGAAGTAAGTGCGGTTTTGCCTGCGGGCGCTGGTCTCATCAGCACTGTTGCGGACAACGCGGATATCAACAGGGAACGCACCCGATAGGCTGACTATATAGTCACGCTGATAGCTATTGGTGGTCTTGCCGCTGATGGTGTCATCAAATAGCTTGGTAAAGCCGCCACCGTTGTATTGGATGTAAACGCCAATGCTGACGCTATGGCCGATGATGTCGCCGTCGTCTTCAATGATCTGCAGCGCTGGTAGCTGCACCGTGACGCGCACACGGTCAACATCAGTATCTGTGACGGTACGGGTTACAGATGCAGCATTTGTGACCTCAACGTTGACGGTCTTTTCAGACTGCGTGCCTTCGGTGTTAGGGATGTACGCCTGATTCTGCGTTCCGTTGCGGGTGACAACGGTGTAGCCAGTGAAGTTATCAATGCCGCTGCTGCTTTGAATCGGTGTGCCGTCCAGGTAAATGCCCTTGACGCCGTTCTCAATGCCTTGGATTTCGCCTTCGCTGATCAGGTCAAGAACACTGCCGTATTGGACCGATTGCAGCGAGTCATCGGCCTCCGTTGGTACATGCGTCGTGCCACCACCACCTTTGCCACCGCCACCGCCGCCACCCCCTGCACCAGCGATCGTGGCACCAAGGCCAGCGTTGTGGACGCGAATGTTGCCCGCAATGAAGGTGTGCTGTCCTTCAACGGTCAGGTTGTAAACCGTGCCAGGCTCTAGCGGTTGCTTGGCGATGATGGGCCGCAGGTGCCCTAAGCCGTCAATCAGGCAGTCATCAGGCCCCAGCGTGTCAATGCAAACAAACGCATTGAACTGGTTGAGTACCCAGTGATTAGGCGTTGCATCAAGGTGTTTGCCACCCCAGTAGCTGTAGCGGGTAATCGGTTCGCTGTCGTGGACATGCAGCTTGAGGATCTTGGCAGGCAGGATCTGCCCTTGATCGTCAAAGCTCAGAACGATGTCACCGGGCTTCAGCTCATCAATGCGGCACTGCCCGCCAGGGATATCGACAAGCGTGTATCCAGGGAAGCAGCCACCGCCACCGCCACCACCGCCACCACCGCCAGCACCTTGGATCTGTGTCATCTCAGTTGATCAACGTCAAGGCCAGCGCTTAGGACTGCTGAGCCAGCAAAGACCCGACCGTAAGCGATCGGAACCGGCAATCCCTGCTGGCTGGTGTTGTTGATGCCGCTGAAGCTGAAGCTTTCAAGCCTGGCTGCTTCCTTGCCGCGCACTAACGGCGAGATGTTGGGCTGCGGCGAAATCATCTGCGAGATGCCGCCAAGTAACAGCGCAGCACCAAGTCCGCCAATTGCCGTGGCTGCAGCACCACCAATAATTCCGGCTCCAGCCCCAGCCAATCCTGCACCCAAGCCTAGAAAACCTCCAGCCGCAGGGCCAAGGACAATGGCAGCCAAGACAAGACCGATGCCTGCAAAAACCTGCCCGACACCTTGACCAGCACCTGCGATTACCGGAGCAATGCTGAACACCTCACGCTCTGACCAAGGCAGGCAGACCAGCTCTGCATTCTCTGGCCCAATGCGCTCCTTGCCAACCGTGACGCGATAACCCCAATCGCTTTTAATCAGCCACTGCTCAAGATCAGGAAAGTTCACACACAACGCTTTAATTGCTTGCGCTGGTGTGTCTACTTCAAACTCGAAACGGCAGCGGCCACCTAGGAACTTGCGGAGGGCGCCGTAGACCTTAACGACTTTCATGCCGCAGGACCATGGCAGTGCTCTTTACATAGTAGCCGCCGTACACGTCTCGACTAGATAGCCGCCCCTGCACATGATGCAAAATCTGCTGGTCACCAAGGTAAATGGCGCCGTGATTAGGCAGGTCAGCGCCAAGCTGCATCAAGATCGCGTCGCCGTACCGCAACTCATCAAACGGCACGCGCCGGAAGCCTTGAGACTTGTACCCATCGACGTACAGGTTTTCACCACGCTCCCAGAAACCATCACGCCTCGGGAAGTCAGCCAGCTCCAAACCCCATTCACGCTGATACCAGTCACGGCACAGGCTGTAGCAATCCACCACGCCAAAGACAAACTCACGCCCGACATATGGCAGCTCAAAGTCAGACGGCTCGCACTGGCCCCATTCCTCAGTCTTGGGGTTGACGATCACCCATGGCAGGCCGCTGCTATTGCAACCGATACGGTCCGCATCTGACGGCTCAGGCTTGGTGACAGGGTGGCTGTGAACGATCGCCACGACCTCGCCCAAATCTTCAGCCGCTGCATAGTCGGCGGGGTCCAACACGAAGTGCTCATCAGGCGTTGCGGCGATGTTGCTGCAGGCGTAAAACCGCTTCCGGCCCTTGACCACATGAACAACCCCGCACATTTCCTTGGGGTCGCATGCCTGCGCGTAGGCAAGGATCTCGGTTTGCAGCGTTGTGCCTAGCTTCATTGCGTTAGACCAGCACCAGGGAATGAGCCGAACGGCAGTTCTGCAGTGGAGCCAAACCGCAATCGGCAGCTACCAAGCCGCTTACCGCATACATCCTGCGCCAAGGTGCCGACCACCTGATCGTTGACATTCCAGTAGTTGCTGCCGGTGTAGCCGCATTCTGCCGATCTGTACTGCCACTGGCACACGTTGGCAATGATCTGACGCCTTGGCAGCATCACGCCTGCAAGGTCAAACTTACTAGCCAGCTCAAATTGCACCAGATCGCGGTTCTCGCTGGACTTCCGATCGACGTACCAGATCTCTGTCGGAAACCGTGCATTGGGGTCTGCATTGGTCTCGCCGTCTAGAAACTTCTTCAGCGTGCGGATCCTGCGGACAGTGGCGCCACCAAGGTCATTGCCGGGCGTCGTCGCATTGACCAGCAGCAGAATTGCTGTGATATCACCAGTCAGGTTGCTGATCGTCAGCGTTGGCCGTGGCAGGCTGCCAGTGTTGCTGTAGTCAAAACCCTCCGCCTTGACCGGAAGCCTGACGTAGGTATTGCTGTTGAAAACGATGTCGCCAGTCACGTTGGCATTGACGCCGTTATGCCAGTAGTACGTCGTGCTTGCACCATGCAACGTGGTGTCAAGCTGCAGCTCAAACAGCTCGATGATGGCATTCGGCGCCAGTACCGACAGTTCTTCGTAGACGCTACTGATCGCTGCCCATGTGACGCCACCATCTGCAATGGTGCTGCCGATATCGGTAGGCCAGGCAGGCTGTGTGCTAGCTGATGTGCCTGCAACAGTGCAGCGAAAGACAAGCCCTGTGGCCTGTACGGACGTTGCGCGGACAATTGCGCCAACGCTGTAGGCGGTGCTGCTAGCCCAAGCTGCGTATGCCATTAGGGCTCAAACACTTGCTGAAATGTGGCACTGATGGTCGCCCGTCCTGCGTACGTTATGGACTTGCTCCATGATGGACAAATCCATTTGTATGCTGTCACCTCATCAGGCGGCGTCCAGTCAAAGGAAGCGCTATCAGCAGCGCGAGCATCAAGGAAGGCTTCAATAGTATCCGCATTGGCCTCGCTGATGTTGTTCCATGTCAAGGACCACTCCTTAGGGTTTTGGTTCAGGCCGTAGGTCAGCCGCTGCTGGTAGCCATCGCCAAACTGCACGGTGCGCACGGTTGGAGCGCTGCGCTTTTCGGCGCCGTAGCTTGCAGTGATCGCAGGGAACGTAGCCATCAGCGTGTACCTGCCAGCAGACCGCCAGGACGTTGCATCTTGACGATCTCAGCCTGCACTGCAGCACCGATGATCCTACCCATCTGATTGGAATTTGGCTCGTTGCCTTCCACGCTGGTGCCGCTTGCGTCTACGTTGACTACCACATTAACGCCGCCACCAAAGCTGCCGGTTGGTGCGATGCCGCCGCTGCGGCCTGGCATAAACAGCTCAGGACCGCGCTCGCCAACGAGGTAGCCCTTGCCGCCCATCACGCTGCCGCCGTTGGCTCTAGCGCCACCAAAGAAATTGCCGACGCCGCTTAGACCAGGAACGATTGATGCCATGCCGAAGGCGCCGGGGTTGAAGCTGGCGCCTGATGCAAAGCCACCGCGATTGCCGCCAAACAAACCGCTAATTGCATTGATGGCCTTTTGGATAACAAATACCTGCAGGAGTTGGCTGGCAATGTCGATCAACACGCCAGATGCAATCTGCCGCAGGCTGCTATTGAAATCTTGGCTGCCTTGAATCAATGCGTTAAAGGCAGATGTCATGCCTTGGCCAACCGTATTGCTAATCCCGTCAGCCAGTGCCTGCTGTCGCTTTTGTTCTTCGGTTAGCTGCTTGGAGTATTCCAGCACTGAGGCATAGCCAGATGCTGCGGTTGTCAGTTTGGTGATGTATTCAGGCAGCGTTTCCTTGTTGCGCTGATCTTCAATCGTGCGCAGCCGCTCTGCATATTGCACCACTGCTTCAAAGATTGCCGCCTTGCGTTCATTAGGCCCCATCTCCTGCTGACTGGCCTGTAGGATTGCAAGCTGCTTATTATAGTAAGCCTCTTGCTGCTCGTTCTGGGTGCGCTGGGCAATACCAAGCCGCAACCGCAACTCAAGCTCTTGCGCTGTGATGTCTTTGATTTCTTTAGCTTGCTTGTCAGCAGACTTGCCGCCACCACCCTTTGCGGCGCCGCCTGTGCCAGCACCTAATGGCGGAGCGGTAAATAATTTATCAGTTTGTTTTGCACCTGCCTGCAGTTGCTTTTGAGCCGCAAGATTCTGATTTATCTTTTGCAAAATTGTGCCCTGTAGCTGAACAGCGCGATTTGCATTTGGATCATTAGGGCCAACGCTTTGCAGCAGGCGCTGATATTGCTGCAATGCTTGCAGGTTCTGCTGAATGCCTGTTTTATTTTTCTGAGATCCAACCTGACCAACACCTTTGGCGATATTGTCGACTGCTTGCGATGTGGCGCCGATATTCAAAAACTGACGGGCGCCTGCAACGCTCCTCGTAAAGCCGCCCCCCCTGCCGGCAGACAATGCAGCATTGATCGCATCAACAACTGCGATCGCTTGATTGAAAATGGCCTTTAGCGCTGGGGTAAGCGCTGTGCCAATCCGTCGAGCTAGCGCATCGACGCCATCTTGCAAGGTGCTGAGTTTGCCATTTAGCGTATCGCTTTGCGCAATAGCGCCATTGGCGTATTTGCCGCCGGCACTGGTCAGCCGCTGCAGTGCTACCTCAACAGCCTTAGCGCTGATCTGACCTTTACTTAGAGCCTTTTGGAACTCCTCGCCGGTCATCCCATACATCTTGCGCAGCTCTTCCTGCAGCGCGATGCCACGCTCTTGGAACTGCAGCAGCTCTTCGCCTTGCAGCCTGCCCTTGGCTTGGACCTGACCGTAGGCGGTCACCAGGCCCTGCAGCTCAGCACCAGTTGCACCTGATGCGTCGGCCAGCCTGCGGGTGGTTTCTACAACATTGTTGGCCTGCACGCCAAAAGCCTGCAGACGCTTGGCTGCATCAATCAGTTCAGTGCTGGTAAATGGCGTTACCGCACCAAGCTGCTGCAGCTCTTGAATGATTTGCTTTGCTTGCTGTGCGCTACCCGTCAGCACCTGCAGGCTGCGGGTTTGTGATTCAAGTTCTGCCGTCTTGGCAAATACAAACTTGGCAGCAGTGACAGCCGTAAATGCGCCAAGCAGGCCAGTTACAGCATCCTTTAAACCACTGACGCCGGCCTGTGCTGCTTTAGATGCTGCGCCAACCTGCTGAAGATTCCTTACAGCACTCTGGCTGTTTACCTGAATATCAACAACCGAAACGGCCACGGCAACACCTCCCTATAGCGGCAGTCTACCGCCGCCGGGCCTTATCCATTTCCGCTTTTTCGCGTCTGCCCTTGACCTCATAGTATGCGGCAAAGTGCGTAAATTCTGCATCGGTTAGCTCGGTACGCAAACGGCTAACCGTCATGCCTAGCTCAGTTGCGAGGAAGAACTCGAAGAACAACCACGAGTCTTCCTCTAGTCTTTTTTTGCCTCTTCAAATCCTGCGCCATCACCAAGGCCGAACAAGAACAGCTCTAGGTCGTTCAGGACGCGCTCAGGCAGCTCGCGTTGCAGCTTGGCCGCATCAGCCGGTGCAAACGCTTTGGTGCCGTTTTCAAGCTCAGCAATCTGACATAGCAGCTGCGTGCTAACGTCTAGCGCTTCATCAGTGCCGGTCAATGCAGATGCTTTTTTGCGGTCAGCGCGGGTGATGGGCTTGAAATAAAGCACCATCACCACGTCGCCAGCATCTGTCTTCACTTCAAACTTGCGCCTTTGATTGAGGTCAAAGGCTCCGGTGAGCAGGTCAACCGGACGTTGGGCGGCAGGCATTAGATGCTAAGGGTCAGTGCCCCGGAGGTAACGAAATTAACCGAGACAATCTCGATTTCGCCCACAGTAGCGGAATACTCGGAACCTGTCACCACCAGCGTGCCGGTGATCTTTTTGCCGCCGGTTTCATCGAGGTACAGCTCAAACGCTGCATCAGCTTCATCGGTGGCTTGATTGACATCCTTGATCAGGTCCAGCTTGTCGCCAGAACCTGGAGCGTCATACATCAGCTCAATGGTGCCAGAACCGCTGATCAAGCCACCCACGTTGGCACGGTAGGTGTCGCCGTGATCGGTCACGTCAAGCGATTCCTTCTCGACGGTCATGGTCCAAGACCGGACCGCAGCAATCTCAGACAAGCCGCCTGCACCAGCTTTATCAAAGAAGACAGTGCCCTGTTGCCCGCGATAAAAAGCCATGATCAGATGTCCAGGGTAATGGCGCCGTTGGTAACGAAGTTGACCGTGATCACTTCGATTTCGCCAACGGTAGCCGAATATTCGGCAGATGTGATGACACCGTCAAAGCTGACCTTTTTAGTGCCGTTTGTATCAAGGAACAGCTCAAACAGGGCTGCGCCTTCGTCGGTGGCCGTGTTGACATGCTCGATAAAAGCGTTCGTCTCATCAGCGCTGCTGGCCGTGTAAAGCACCTCGACGGTGCCGCTGCCGCTGATCAGGCCGCCGACATTAGCGCGATAAGTGGCGCCTAGCGCGGTGGTGTCGAGTGATTCCTTCTCAACGGTCAGAGACCATGAGCGGGTGCTGGCAATGGTGACGCCAGTAGCGCCGCCGTCGTCAAACTTGACGCTGCCTTGCTGCCCTCGGTAAAAAGCCATGGCTAGAGATCCTCGAAGGTTTCAAAGGTCATTCTGACCTGTGCTTGGAAGTAACCCTCAGGAGCTGGCGCAGCCACCACCTCTGGGCCAGTGGGCGGGTCAAAATGGACGCCGCTGATTACTTGTCTATTGTAAAGGTCTCTGATGCGTTTACCAATTGTGTAGTTAGCGCCAGGGCCAACGCCCTTAGCGGTAAAGATATTGACCACGATGGCGCCAATGACGCTGTTGCTGCTGCCAGTGGTGCCGCCCATGGTCAGGTAGTTGTTGTTGCCAAAGCTGACCAGGCACTGCACCCATGAGCTACCGGGCGTTGGGATGTACGGCTGGTTGTGGAAGACAACCGGCAAGGTGCTGCCCAGCGAGCTAACCACTGTAACATTTCCGCTGGTTGTCAACGCACCGGCAGCAGTCACGGTAAAAGAGTTGGTTGCTGTGGTGACCACAGTGAACGTGCCGTCAACGCCGCCGCCAGATGTGTAGTCCAACGTCAGCGACTGGCCGACGTAGTAACCGTGCGCAGTGGCGTTGATCGTAACGACAGTGCCGGTTTGAGTGTATGTCGTCGTGAGGCTGGTCAGCTCAGCCGTTAATCGTGCCTCAATGGTGGCGCGAACGGTGTTTAGGTTGACAGCTGCCATTAGTCTTGCCTCCCGATGCGGTCAGCTTGCTGCCGCGCCCATGCGGTCATCTCGCGGGCGATGATGTCCGGGTATCCCTTGGTGATTTGATTGTTCTTGGATCGCCACTGCCCTTGCCATGATGCTGGCAGATTGTTGCCATACAGCACAGGCTCGGTGTAGGGCAAGCTGTTATGGATGTGGTACACATTGCCTGCCCGCTCAACTTGATAGTCAAGCCGACGTGGTGGTGCAATGCCAGCAACACCACTTTGCGGGCCAGGGTCGTAGCCGGGCGTGCCTTGCTCGCTGATGGACCACGCAAGGCGCAATCTGCCGGTATCAACCGGACTAGCCTCTTTAAGCCGTCTGTCAGTTTCTAGTACCGTGATACGCAGCAACTGCTCATACTTTTGCAAACTGTAGTTGCCGATGTCGGCTAGGTTAATGCGGCGTGCCATCGTTATGCCCTCAGGATCAGTTCGTAAGTGATCGCGGTGTTGTCCTGCTCGATCGTGTCAACGCGAATGATTTGATGGCTGATGCTGTTGATCACCACACGGTCAACCGTGTCAGGCACTGTGCCATTTAGGTCCAACGCAGCCACGATCAACCGTTTATCGCCTGCCTGTACCAGTTCGTTGACCTCGCGCACGCTGACATCTTCAAGCACGCCCTTGATGCCGGTGTCAGAAACTGACTCGGTGATGGCGCCAGTAGTGGTGTTGTAGGTCCCAGGCGTCACGATGCGAATCGTCACATCGCCGCCAAACCTTGCCATCACTTTGCTGGCGACTGATCGCAGCGAATCAGCAAGCGCCATCAGAGGCGATAAGCGACGACGGAACCAGTTGCCAGTGTGATGCTGGTAAACACACCTTCCAGCTCGCAGCTAGGGTCCAGCACCACTGAGGTCAGTGCGTTGCCGGTGTAGTCCAGTGCGGTCAGGCTGCTAATCACAGTGCTGGCCTCAAGCGATACAATCTTGCCGAAGCGGCCAGTGTGAGCAACAGTGTCGCTGATGTATTCAGCACCGGGGTACTTGTAACCCATGATCAGCTCCGGCGGATGGAAACGTTGCCTGGTCCACTGATTCTAAGCCCAGTCAGGTATCTTTCCATCAACGGCGGCACGCGGTCGGCGCCAACAGCGCCATAGCCAAGGTTAGGCGTCACGTCAAGGCTGCCGATCTTGACGTTTTTGTAATCCTCAAGGCCGCTCAGGTCAAGGCCGCTGGTGTTGTTGTGCAGATAGACCGCCAGCAACACCTGCGCATACTTGATCTGCGTCGGGATCTCGGTGTCGGTGAAATAGTCCGTCGTTATGCGGAACGGGAACCCAACCGCGTAGGTATTGATATAGGTGTCAGGCTTGCGCACGCCAGTGCGTGGCCACTGCAGCGCTTGGGTATCAGTCGCCCGTGCGCCAAGAAACCGCTCACGGTCTAGCCGTTGCGTTGCGGTAAACAGCGCCCGGTTGCGGCTATCAGTGTTGCCGCTGTTCCAGTGCTGCACGTCTGGATTCTCGACAAAGCCATCAATGATGGCGGTAGCGTCAGCCAGCGTCAGGTAGCTGTTGGCGTTTGCGCCGCCCACTGTTGCGTCGATTACTACTGCCATCGGTCTGGACCTCTGGGGTCAGTGTAGGAGTTGGCTCTGGCATAGAAAGAGAGGCCGCCGCGTTAGCAGCAGCCTCCTTTTCACGCAGTCGCCGGAAAGCGAACAGACCCATCAGACGCGCTTCAGCAGCACGCTAAGGATCACACCAGCCAGGGTGGTGGTGGTGCCGGTCACGTCCAGAGACAGACGGTCGCCAGCCTCCAGGGTCAGGTTGGCGGTGGTGCTGGTCAGCTCACCAGAATCAGCAGCATCGAACTTCTGCTCAGTCAGAGCAGTGCCCTTGAGGTTGATCTTGGTGGCGCCTAGCAGGTCATCGCCAGCGGTGGCAGCTTCGGTGCCTTGGCAACGACGAATCGTGCCGGTCACATCAGAGCCATCATTGCCAGCGACTGCATGCACCTCGCGGATGCTGACCACTTCGCACTTCACCGGAGCGGTGAAGAACTGCACATCAGCCACCGAGGAGGCGATGTAGTGGTCAGCAACGATGTACTGCTCTGTGGACAGTTCAAACTGGGAAGGTTGTGCCATGGTTAGTTACCTCAATCGAAGTTAGAGGTGTTGGTGGCGCGGACGATACCAATGTTCTTGGTCTCGTACACCTTCGACCAGTTTGTGATGGTCTCCAGTTGAGCGCGGGTCGGGTTGACCGTGGTGACGCCCCATTTAGCGCCAACAGGGTGGTAGCAGTAGTGCAGGTCGATCGACATGGCATCGCTCTTGGCGAGGATGTCACGGTCGGTTTCAGTCTGCATTGCAAGCTGTTCGCCGGAGGCAACAGCGCCCTGGGTGAAGAAGTAGGTGGCGTACTCGGTGCTGGCGCCGCTGCCGTCGGTCTGCACATCGTCAGACACGATCACGCGCAGACCCATGTAGGTCGGCACGTTCACTTCGCCGCCGTAAGCAGCAACCATCGAACCGCCCGACTGGGTGGTGGTGCTGCCACGGGCTTCGGCAGTGCTGACGTAATCAATAGCACGACGCTCAACCAGGTCGTAGTAGACCTTGGAGTGCATGCAGATGGCAGTCAGCTTGTCGCCTTGGTCGCCCAGCAGGCTGCGGGCTTCGGCAACGTGACGGGGGCTCAGAACAGTCGGGGTGTCAGCGGTCAGGCCGTCGATCGACAGGTCCACAAAGGGAGCAGTCGCATTATTGCCCAGGGCGCCGAACACGCCGGCCAGGCAGGACAGCAGGTCCTTTTGGCGCTGGTTGGCAACGTAGTCAGCGATCTTGGCGCCGATGGCGGCCATGGGATCGGCACCAGCAGCCAGGGCTGCCAGGTCACGAGCCTCAAAAGCACGGCCACGGTGCAGGATGACGCCGACCTGCTTGTCAGCAGTGATCTTGCCGGGGGTCAGCGAGCTGCTGTCGGTCAGCACCTCGAAGTCACCGGAAAGGTTGGCTTTCCAGAAGGGGACGTTGATAAAGTCACCACCCTCAGTTGCATTCAGCTCCGCCAGAGGCTGCACCACACCGCTAGCCAGGAAGGCATCACGCTGCGTGGTTTGCTCAATGACGTAAGGCGTAAAAACCTCTGGGATGATGATGTCAGAGCGAAGAGTCGCCATGATTCATCTCGGGGGAATGGTTTACGGTGTGGGCGCAGCCCAAAGCACCAGCGCAGCCGGTTGGCAATAGCTTAACGGTTAGCTGCTGCTTTCATGCGATCGTACAAATCACGATCAGTGCGGAACAGTCGCGCCTGTTCAGTCAGATTGAAGCTATCGCGGCTGAATGGGTTTGCCATGCCCGCTGGGATGCCGCCAGTGCTAGCACCGGCTGATGGTGCGCCGCTGCCCTGCGGCTTGGGTTGCTTTTGCATCCATGCCGGCAGCGTCTTTGCCCACTCGCTGACTGGCGTGCGCTGGTAGCCATCAACCACTACCACGGTGCCGTCAGGGTCGCGTTCAATCTGATCAGCGCTCAGCTTGGTCTTTAGCACCAGGTCGGGGTCATGCACGATGTCAGCCAGTGCTGTTACTGCTGGCGTGACCAGTTCCAACTCGCGGACGCGGCTTTCCAGTGCGGCAATGCGCTGGTCCTTTTCCGCCGTCGCCTCACGGAACTGCTGCTCCAGAGCTTGTCGCGCCTCTTGATACTTGCCTTGCGATTCAAGCTGCTGTTGCTCGTGGTTGCGCTTGAACTCCAATAGCTCATTGACATCAACCCCATCAGGCAATGCTGGCGCCTTTTTGGCAGCACGCAATTCTGCAATCAGCTCTTTATTTTTGCGCTCAAGCGCTTCCACACTGCGTTGCAATGCGTCGTTATTGTCACCCCCGGTAGCCGCAGGCTCCTGGGTTTGTGTTTCATCGGACATGGATAAGCCGCAGGCTTAATTACGCTGTCATCGTACCAGCTATGCCGATAATGGCACGCGAATGGGATACACCAATACGCGGCCCGTGGAATGCACTGATCAAGCAGGCGCTAGATGCGATCGACCGGCATGAGCACCTGTACCGCAAAACTGGCAACGGCTGGCACGCCGCAAAGGCGCATGAGTTGCGGCAGTACATCACTGAGCTAAAGGACTGGATACACCAGCAGGAGCGGGCTACCATTTCACCTTGTCCGCCCAATAAGCCGGTGACATCTTCCCACGAGCAATGTTACTGGCGTGCCTTGCTTTAAATGATGCCCGTCTGGCCTTCGCTGCTGCTGTTTCTCCTGTTCGTGGTGGTGAGCCAGATACCCCCTGCTGGCCGAACCTGATCAACTTGACGGTTTCGCCATCCTTGGCCAGTACCGCGTGCGATTTGGTCGGATGCTTAGGCGTCCGCTTGGGTTTGTTGTAACCCTCGAACTGCTCGCCGCGATAGGTAATCATCGCCGTGGTGCAGGTTTCAGCTCTGACCGCTTTTTGATGACCGCGTTGCCGGTTGACTCGGATTTGATCCGAACGATTGGATCATCCATGCTGCCAACGCGGGTGACGCTGCCACCGCCTTGCGTTGGTATGGTCGCCCGTTCGCCGCCAATGCTGGTGATCACACCAAAGGTGCGCGTGCCTTGGTAGTTCCAGCTAACACGGTCGCCGCGTTTCACTTTTTCTTGCCTCCTTTCTTAGGCATGGGCTTTTGAGGCTTGGCTGGTCCGGTGTACTTAGGCATGGCCTTAGCGCTTGGGTTTACGTTTGCGGCTTTTGCCGGCTTTTGCGTACGCGATGGCTGCCGCTTGGGCTGGCGTTTTGCCGGCCTTGATCTCGCGGCGGATGTTCTCCGAGATGACCTCCTGAGACTTACCGCGCTTTAACGGCACCGTATCGAGCCCGCAACTGATCCAAGGTTAGCTCTGACCCATCGTCGCGGACCAGCTTGGCGAGTGCGTTTTGCGGTCCATACTTTTCAGACAGCTTGCGAAAATAAGGGACTTTGCCCGCGCCAAGCGCGGTTGCTTGGCGAGCTAGTAGATCGGCGTCCGTTTCTCCTGGCCGCTTTGCCTTTAGCCATTCTCCGTAACTAACGTTTGCCGGCACCATGCCGCCTGCTGCAGCGCGTTTACTCGGCGGCGGCGGGGCAAAGCCTAAGGCGTCATAATCGATCACCGGAACGGTCGTGCTGCGACAGTTGAAGTGCTGCGGCGGCGTTGGACCCTTGCCGTATTCAAACTCTTGGCCATCCAGCGCCCGGCAGATCGCGCTGGTGCGGGTGTCAAGCGTAGCGACGTACCGATAACGCGGTGTGATGTCCTGGTTCGCCTCGTACACCTGCTGGCTGGCGGTATTGGCCACTTGATTGATGCTCGTGCGAACGAGGGCGATGACTTGATTGTCGGCTACGGCTGTTGCCTGCCCGCCTGCGGCGATAAGCTGCTTGACGGTTTTGGCCTCCTCGCCAAACTGCAGGCTGCCGATCAGCCGCTTAGCAATAGCAGGAGTCGGCTCGCCGGTCAGCAGTCCTTGGCGGACGACCTGCGAGAACCGCTCGGCTTGATCAACGGCAATGCCACGGAACGCCTTGCTGACCACCTCGCCATTGGGCAACGTGATCGTGGCACCTTGGGCAGCGGTCAGGCTGAAAGTTGCCGGTGCGCCCTGCACTGCGGCGAACAGGTCATCACTAAGCGCCACCACGTTGATTTGGGTTGGGTCAGTTGTGACCACCGACTGCGCAAACTGCGGGCTGATCTCCACGGTGCGTACTGCATCACGGGCACCAGCAGGCAATGCACGTTGCAACTGATCGGCCACAAACTCAGACTGCAACTGCGCGATGCCCTGCAGCTCGGTTGCGGTTATTTCGGTTGCGTCACCAGCCCAGGTTGCAAGGCTGTCCTTTAGCTGCGCAAGGATCGCCCGCAGTCTGGCAGCCTTGACCGGAGCGGCTAGCTCATCAATAGTGCGGAGCTGATTGACCGCATCAATGATGATGTCGTTATAGGCATTGATGATGCGCCGGCCAACGCTATTGCTGAACCTGTTTAGGTCAATGGCGTTGCGGTATAGCGATTCTGGTGTTGACATTAGATGATGCCTAGCTGATCGGGGCGGTACTGCGACCTGATGCTTACATCAGCACCACGGGCAAGGGCGCCGTTAACCGCTGCCGCAAAGGCCTCATAGCCATTTTGGCCGTCCTCGTACAGCACCACTTGGTCTACCTCATCAGCCTTGCCGCCTTTGTAATACTTCATGCGCACAATGGCCAGGATGTTATCCGGCAGCTCGCACATGGTGTAATCAATTTCAGGTTTCCTCGGTTTCTTCGGCTCCACCCAGATCATCACTGCTATCAACCAGTCTGTCAGGACGTCCAGCATCCGATAGGTCAAGCCCCGCATTGGATGTGGCCTCCAGCTCCTCGTCCACATCAAAGTTATCGCCCAACACGTCGCCTTCCGCAAGCTCGCGGAGCAATGTCTCCTGCGAGATGGTGCCAGCGGTGTACAGCGACAGCAGCGCGGCGATGTCCTGCGGTTCAAGGCGTGCGCCGAGGAAGTCACGGTTGACGTAGGCGCTGCCGGCGGCAGTGGCATTGCCGAGGTACTGCGCGTGAAACTGCAGGCAGTTGTCGATCATGTCCTGCATGTTTTGCGCAATCACCATCATGGTGCTGTCGCCTTGGCTGCGGTCAATGCGCTTTGCCTCAGCGGTCTCGGCGCTCAGCTTCTGACCTAGCACTGCGGACAGGCCAAGCTCATTGATCTGCAACGCAAGCTGCTCAAGCCGGCGGAACTGCGCCTCGAAGCTGCGGCCTGCTGGTTCGATGTACTCAGCGCGGCCTTCAGCAGGAAATGCAATCGCCTCGCCGGGTCCGGCTGATACTTCCTCAGCGCTTGACGGGAAGCCGAACAGCGCCAGCATGGGCACCGCTGAGACATGGAGGATATTGTCGAGGTCTGACTGGATCTGATAGGTCTTTAGGTTCAGCTCTGCGATGTCTTCCAGCGGCGGGCGCGACTCCATAAAACCATGCCGTTGCGCGTAGGCAATGCTGAACGGGATTTGGCTAAGGCTGGTGCGGCCTTCATCGACAACGGTGAACTCACCGCTGTCCTGCTTGCGGTGGATGCGGTACTCGCCAGGCGTTAGGACACGAACCTGCTCGACGGCTTTCTCGCCAAACTCGCCATCTGGCACTGTGACCACTTCCGATAGCCGCAACTGGGTCAGCACTTGCTTGCCCTCTTGCGTCTCGGTGCGCCAGCCAAGGATCTGCCGGGGCGTGTAGGTCACCCAATAGGGTCGACCCCCATTAGCCGGTGCATCCACCAATGTACCAATGTGGCCATAACGGACCATTTTGCGGGCTGCTTCATAGGTCCAGACATTGAGGTCATTGCCTTGCAGGTCTACGTCGAATAGTTGCTCGCGGATTGCGTCGGCGGTGTCATCCAGTCGGACGGGCTTGCGGGTCAGCATGCCGGCCAACATGCGCTCTAGGCGGATGTAATACGGCGGGCAGACGCTACGAGCTAGGCGGTTGTCGTAGGACTCGTCTAGCTCGCGTGGTTCTTGCGGCAGGTAACGGCGATGCTTCTTGCGCATGCCGTAGGTGCCCTGCAGCAGATCCTCGATCAGGATCCAGTGTGGCTCTTGCGCGTACCAGCTTGTATTAGGGTCATTGACCTTCGATACGGTGCGCTGCGCTAGCGGCCGGTCATACGCATTAAAGCCTGTATACACGACCGCTAACTGCTGACAATGATGTCAGTTTACGGCTTCAGCCCCTGATGGCAGGCCGGGTGGTTGTGATGCGCTTGCACGGCCTGGTCACGGCCGACGCTGATGCCAACGCCGTACATCATGAACAGCAGCGTCAGGGCTGCAAAGCGATTGAGCCAGGGGTTGGTGGTCATGGTTGGGATGGTAGGTGGGCGGCCGACTGGCCGTGAGCAAAAGATACCAGCGTTTGCCGCCGTGGTCAACCCTAGTAAAGCCGAATGCCCGTGCTCCGGCCAGCGCCAGCGTGCAGCGGGTTGAACTCGCGCCACACCAGGTAGCCGAGCGCGTCGTTCATGTGGTCAAAGCCCGCGTCCTTGTCCGGCTCGCCCTTGTCGGTGTAGCACTGCAGCTCTAAGCATTCGATGACCCGCTTGCAAGTTTCTGACACCTGCAACCTGACCTGCCCTTTGCCGTTTTCCAGCAAAGCCTGAACAGCAGCCACCCGATCACGAACGGGAGGATTTGCTCGCGGTGACTGGTTGGACATGCCATAGCTCTCAAGGATCTGCACATCGGTCTGGCTTGCGTTGGTGCTGCGGTTGCCGCCGCTGGCATCTGGGTAGGCGTACATCCGCCTATCGGGGTAGCGCCTGATCACCTCCTGCGCCAGTGCGTCGGTGTCGTGGGCGCCGCTGATCTCATCAATCACCAGCAGGCTGCTGCCAATCCTGATAGCGATCACCGCCGACATGTTGCCAACGTTAAAGTCAACGCCAACCCTTAGGGGTTCGCGGTCAGTATCCGGCAGCTCGCTGACCACATGCTTCGCCCGGTCGAAACGGTCATAGACCTGCCCGGTTGTCAGGTTGACAAACTCTCCGTCTAGGTACGCCCGCAGCAGGCTTGGGTCGTAGTTGGCTTCCAGCCGCTCGATGAAATCCGGTGGTAGGTGCGGATTGTCAACGGTGCGCATCTTGATCAGATGCCGGTCAGGCCTTGCCTTGGCCTCGTCGCTGCCGAAGGTGTTCCACATCCACCGGAAGCCCTCTGGCGTCGATGCCGCGCCAAACTGCCGGACATTGCCGCTGCGGAGTCGGCCAAGGATTTTGGGGAATGCCTTATTAGCAATGCTGGGCGTCACCGTATCAATCTCATCAGCCAGCACCCAGGCAAGGTTTAAACCGATGATGCGGCTCCAGTTCTCAAAGCTGCGGCACAGGATCTTGGTGTCACCGCCCGGCAGGTGCAGCATGTACTCCGGCAGCGGGCTAGCCCTGAAGGTGTACGGGATGTCGTACGCCTCTAGAAACGCCTCGAAGTCCGTCTGCCAGATGTCGCGGATCAGCGGTCCGGTCGGCTCCATGACGCAGCCGATAAAGCCCTGATTGACCGCCGCCAGCATCACCGCTTTGGCGCATAGCGCCCTGGTCTTGCCAGCGCCATACCCCGCGCTGATGCCAAGGATCTGCGTTGCGGTGTCATCGACAAACGCAAGCTGGCCGGGGTGCAGGTCGCTTCTGATACGCGCAAGCAGGGCATCTACATCAGTCAGCTCACCGCCGTGGTTGAGCTGCATGAGCACATGCCCTTCACGGGCTGCAGCAAGAATGCTCATGAGCAGAGCTGCGCCAGTTTGGCTGCGGTATTGATCGCACCAAGGGCAATGTGATACTGCCCAGCCCGCCTAGCTTCCATCTGCAAAGTGCTGCACTGGCTCAGCAGATCAGCCACCATTTGCGGGCGTTCAATGTCCCAATCAGCCTTGAGCTGGTCGCGGGCCATTGCGAGGTATTTATCGCAAGACCGTTCACCAACCCCCCAATTTTCGGCAGCATAGCGAACACAGTCAGACCTGCGCCCACCACTTGCAATGATGCGAGCAAAGCGTTGAGCGCGTAACTGAGTTTCTGCTTGTGTGCCCTTGGGGGCGGCCATTAGAACGCCTCCTTTGTTTCCTCAAGGGTAGCGAGCTTGCCGGTAAATGCCTGCCACCGTTGAACGATCACGTCGCAGTAGGCGGGGTCGAGTTCCATGAGGCGGGCATGGCGATGCTGGCGTTCGCAGGCGATAAGCGTGCTGCCACTACCGCCAAAAAAGTCAAGGATGACGTGTCCGCGTTTTGTGGTGGTATCAAGTGCCAGCTCAGCGAGGGCTACTGGCTTTTGCGTTGGGTGAACGTAATCCGTCGCACGGTCCTTGCCAATGTCCCAAACAGAGCCGATGCGCTTTCCGGTGAGGGATGCGCCCCTGTTGAAAACCAGCGCAATCTCATGGTCTGTCAAATAGGTTTTCTGGAGGTCGCCAATGCCACCGCCGCCTTTATCCCATACGACCATGTTAGTCAAGGGTGCAAAGTCTTTAGTCGCATCTAACCACTGATCAAGGACTTTCCAGGTTGTCCAGATAAAGCAGAAGCCAGAGGAGAAGGCAGTGGCGAGTGGGATCCAGTCAGTGATGATCTTGTCATCGTTTTCCAGTACTGCGAACTTAGCTGACTTTGTTCGCATGTTGGATTGATAGCTCATCCCATAAGGCGGATCAGTGAACACCATGTCGGCCTTCTGCCCATCCATCAACCGCTCAACAGCTAGCACGTCAGTGCTATCCCCGCAAAGCAAGCGGTGATCGCCAAGGATCCAGAGGTCGCCAAGCTTGGTGACCGGCTCTTCTGGCGCCTCAGGTACATCATCGGCATCGGTCAAACCCTCGGCGGGTAACTCCTCAACGGTGCCAAGGATCTCGGCTAGGTCATCGGCGTCAAACCATGGCGCTAAGTCATGCTCTGCGCTGAGCTGCTGCAGCATGTCCTTGTCCCAATCAGACAGGTCACTGGTGCGGTTGTCGGCCAAAGCGAGGCCGATCTTCTCGTCTTCGGTTAAGCCCGTGCGCTTGACAGCGATGATTTCGGTGCCATCGGTTTCGATGACCCGGACATTCTTGATGCCTGCTGCCTTGGCGCCTTCAATGGTGCCGTTACCAGCAAGGATGCGGTTCTCTTCGTCGATGACAATGCTGCGTGCGGCACCAAAACGCTGCAGCGACTCAGCAATGAGCTTGGCTGAGCGGTCTGTCCGCTTGCGGGCGTTTTTGTGATCGGACTTTAAATCCTTGATGGATGTCATTCTCTGATTTGCACCGGCATGACCAGGTAGGTCATACCAGTTTTGTCTGCTGGCTGCAATGTTACAGGGGTCGTGGCTGAATTGGCCGAAAGCAGCACGGCTTCGTTACCGCGCATGGCTTTGAGGCCATCAAGCAGGTAATGGACATTGAACGCCCATGCGCCGGTGCCGTCGCCGTCGTAGTCAAGGCGCTCCTTGCCATTGTTGGCATCAGCCTCGGCGGTGATGACCACATAGCCATCGACTGCAGTGAGCTTGACAACTGAGTTGTGCGCCTCTGCGATCAGCGCGACACGCTCCAGGCACCGGGCAAAGCGGTGCCGGTCCAGGGTCATGGTGTGCTCAAAGCTGGCGGGCACCAGCGCTGCCACATCGGGGTACTTGCCATCAAGGATGCGGCTGTAGATGGTGATGCCATCACCGGCATCGATGACGGCCTGACCGGCTGCTGCTGCCACGGTGACGGTGCGATCCTGCAGCAGCTTCATCGTGCTGGCGGGTAGCACCAGGTCAATGCCGTCTGGTAGCGCTACGGGGATGCGCATGAGCCGGTGGCCGTCAGTGGCCTCCATGTAGCCGGCTGCCATGTGAATGCCGGAGAGCATGGCCTTGCTGATGTCGGTACTGCAACACGGCAGGCAGGCGCGTACACCGTCGGATAGCGATAGCTCAGCGCCAGGTGCCTCTACAACGGGCATGGCGGGGAAATCCTCAGCATCCATCGCTGCAAGGCCGTAGGACGCGCCACAGGCCGTCAGAGCGCCATCTGACAGGGTGAGCACCTCGCCATCCTCAAAGCGGCTTACAAGCCCCGCTAGCAGCCTGTGCGGCAACGCGACGGTGCCAGGTGCCTCTACAGCTGCGGGGACCGTGACGCTGATGCCAAGGTCCAGGTTGAAGCCGGTGACGGTCATGGTTGCGCCATCGGCAGCAAGCAGGCAGCAGCTCAAGATCGGGTGGCTGTTGCTGGTGCTGATGGCTGGGGCAATGGTGCGTAGCGCATGGGCGAGGTCGCCCTGTGTGGTAATGAGCTTCATTGGTGCAGGTGTGTGAGATACCAAGCAGCCTTGGCTAGGTCAATGTCGCCAGCCTTAAGCCTCTCGCGCCAGCAGTATTTCATAACATTGCCTTTGATGTAACCGCGCCATTCCTCTGGTGTGAGTGCTGCGCGGATTGCATCAATGCATTCAATGCTGCTGCTGGTGTAGTGACTTGGGTGGTCAACGGGATCCGACACTGGCCGCTTGGGTGAGGTAAAGGATTATGCGGTCGTAATCAGCGGCAAAGCTGGCGACCAGTTCAGCAGGGATGGGCACGCCGTCATCGGTGGCATTATCCACAACTGCGGCGGCATAAGCAAGTGCATGGTCCATGGTGTCGCTGAGGCGATTCAGGACTGGTTGCTGCTTGGGTGAGGTGTTGACGAGATCCATGTGATGACATAAGCGACAAGCTGCTCAACCATGCGGCGTGGGATGTCCCCGCGCACATTGGTAAGCGCATCGGACACTAGCCGGTGATAACCAGCAACGGTAAGGCCACTGTCGCAATTCGACACCAACGCCCGGCTGCGGATCAACTCCGCACGGGACAGCCCAGCCGCTGCGGCCTGCTGGTCTAGTGCCAACAGGTCAGGCTCTTCAAAACGGACTTTGACTTCACGCATCAGGCGGGCTCCAAAGGCGGCAGATTAGGGCATGTCCCACCCAAAACGCAGGTAGGGCAGAAGTGGGACAGGGCAGTTCCCATGCAGCGCAGGCGTTCTCGGCATCCGTCCTACCTTCCTCTCCTACTCTTAAAGAGTAATAAAAAGAAGAGAAGGAAAGGGCGCGTAGGGGATTCTGCGAAGTAGGTAGGACACTGGCAGGTAGGGATGATTGCCCCAAACCTCTTGCGCCAGAAAGGATCTCAGGGATTTTGAGGTAGGACACCATCCCCACCTAGGTAGGACATCACCGCCGGTAGACGTAAGCCCTGCTTCCGCCGATACTGCCTCGGTAACGCCTGTAACCCAGCCGCTTGAGCACGTCCGCCACTTGCATCTGATCACCCCTGCTTTGGCGTTCAACGGGCTTTTTAATGGCATCGGTGAGCAACTTCTCAGTGGTAATGTCCGTAAGTGGATTCTTCTTTAACCAAGCTTCAATTTCAGCCTGCCAAGGATTGTCCACGACGTAAGATTCGTTTTCGCTTGCAAGCAGGCGTTCCATGTCAGCAGGCAGCCTGCTGGTCTCACCATTGCGGTATGCAGCAACAGCGGCGGACCATATTGCATCACGCTCCAGTAATAGCGCGGCGGTGTCAATTTGGTCAGCCTGCGTCTTGGTTGTGGGTATGACCCAGAACCGCCGGTTGCCAGTTTCATCCACCAAAAAGCCGGTGGTTCGGTTAGTCGTGCCAACAATGATTCCGCGCCTAGGGAATGCTTCAGTTGACTTGCCGTAAGGCACGCGGAACATATCAACCGCCTGCGATAGGAACGCTTTGACTTGACCGGCGTGCTTGCGATTGGTTACATGGTCAAGCTCTGCCCACTCCATAATCCAAGAGCGGTGTAATACCATCAGGTCATCTTTTGAGCTGATGTCACCTAAGGCATCACTGAAGAAGTCACCGGCAAGGCAGTTCCAGAATGATGACTTGTAAGCGCCTTGGTCGCCCATGATCACGCAAGCGGTATCGTGCTTGCAACCAGGGTTGTAGGCACGTGCAACTGCACCGATGAGCGTGCGCTTTAGCATTTCGTCGTAGATGGTGCCTGGCGTGTCACTAGGTCGCAGGTAGCCAGTGGACAGCGCTTCGATGTAAGCAGGCGCAACGGTTGCGGCAACGCGGTCGAGGTACTCGACAACCGGGTCATAAGGCGACTCGTTAGCCACCTGCACAATGCAGTCCAGGGCAACCTCCTTGGAGACCTTGTAACCCATCTCTGCCAGGGTGAGGTAAAACCGCTCGGCGCCTTCAATGGGAGCGCCGTCTACTTCAATGCGCTGGGTGAAGGTGTTGTAGCGGTAGGCGCTGTCGCCGTGCCGCAGCAGGTTGAGCAGCTCTGCAGCATTCATCGGCTGCAATTGCGGGTTCACCGCTGACGGCGGCTGCTTGCTTGCAGGCCGCTCACGGCGGACAGGCTCAAGTTGCTGCCGCCCGCGCCAACCATCTTGCTTGGCCAGTTGACCAAGGGTGCCAAGGGTGATGCCACCGCCAGACTTGAAGCCGCGCCACTTGTGTTCGCAGTCACCGGGCTTGAACTTGGATGACTGCGCTGACCAGTTGATCCAGTCAGCCAGCAGGGCATCGTCGACGCTGTGTAGTGCCATGCCCACCTCAAGCCACTGGTCATAGTCATCAGCGCGGCTGGGTTGCAGCGCTTCGAGGTATGACCGCGCTCGCGCTGTGTCGTCACTGCCGGCAGCAGTCATCAACGGCAACGGCGCCTGCACAGGCTGCCGTAGCATCCGCGCTAACAAATCCGCCGGTGCCTCAGCAATGTCCACATCGCTTGGCGATCGACCTGGCACCCAGCTATAGCCAGAGGTCAACGGGTGCGCACCGGCAATGACGGACTGGCAGCCATCCCAGCGCAGCTCAACCTGTTCGGGCTTGCCTTCGCTGTCAATGACGCCAGTTTTGTACTTACGAGTGCGGATGTCTGCCCAGTACTGCTGAGGCACTTGGTAAATGATCTGAAACCGCCCGTCGCGGCCACTGGTTACGGTCCAAGACTGCGGCAACGAGCTGACCGGGATGCCCCATTCATCGAACAGCCGCGACGCGGACTTGCCGTCATGGTCAACGAACAGCAGGCCACCGCTAAGGGTGCCGCAACAAACGCCAATTGCCTTGGCGCGGCCAGACTTCAGCTCATTGCCAAGCTGAGCGCGAGTGATGTGGCCATCCTGCCAATCTTTGATGTATGGCCGTTTTTCGCCATCAACTGGCACATAAGACCAGTCACGTGGCAGCTTCATGAGCTGCGCCAACAGGTCACTGCTCATGACTCGCGGCGTCCCGTAGCAGGCAGCAGGCCTTGCTTGTCAAGGCGCATGGCCTGCTCGACTACGAGTCGCAGCACGGCACTACGGGACAAGCCAGCGACGCGACGGGCATCAAGCCAAGCAAGCTGTTCAGCCGTGAACTGGACCGAAAGCGGGTGAGCTAGCTCCATGGGTTTTAGCGGTGGGCTTGCGCAGCCTAGCGCTTTTTGCTAAGGTTGCAAGGCCACCAGCAGTGCCAATGACCAAATCAGTCCCATTACCACCTCTTGAGGTGATTACAGAACTTATTCAGTACGATCAGGAAACCGGATTTTTTTCTTGGAAAAAGGCTGCAGGAGGAAAAACTGCAGGAGCCGAAGCTGGTTGTATTGATGCCAATGGATACAAGCGCATCAGGATTAATGGCCGCAAATATCAAGCGCAAAGACTGGCTTGGCTATTGGCGACAGGAGAAGACCCTGGCGACTTTCATGTTGACCACATTAATTCAAATCCAAGTGACAATTCATTTGTTAATCTTCGGTTGGCAAGTAATACAGAAAATGCCTGCAATCGCGGCGCTCCAAAAAATAGCAGCAGCGGCTACAAAGGCGTAAGCTGGAAAAAATCGAAAAACAAATGGAATGCGCAAATACAATCAAATGGCGTAAAAAAGAATCTTGGATATTTTGATACGGCAGAGGATGCTCACGCCGCTTATTGCAAAGCATCTCAACAGTTGCACGGAGTTTTTGCTAGAGGATTATGAACCTCCGCCCCTACCAGCAACAACTCATCACCGATATCCGCCTGCAGTACCAGCTCGGCAAGCGCACAGTGCTAGCAGTGCTGCCAACCGGCGGCGGCAAGACGGTGTGCTTCAGCTATATCGCCCAGTCCGCCGCCAAAAAAGGCAACCGCGTCTGCATACTTGTCCACCGCGCAGAGCTGCTGGACCAGGCCAGCCGCAGCCTTACGGCTATGGGCGTGACGCATGGCCGCATCGCAGCAGGCCGCAACATGGACCTAAGCCATGCGGTGCAGGTGGCCAGTGTGCAGACCCTTGCCCGGAGGCTGCACAAGCTGCCGGGGGAGTTCTTTCAGCTCTTGGTGGTGGACGAGGCGCACCACACCAATGCAGGCCAGTGGGCGACGGTCATTCGCCATTTCCAAATAGCGCACGTTTTAGGAGTGACAGCGACGCCATGCCGTGGTGACGGTCGTGGGCTTGGTGACCACTATGAGGCCATGGTGCAGGGCCCCAGCGCTGCGTGGCTGACCGATAACGGCTACCTAGCCAATGCTCGCGTGCTGGCACCGCCGGGGTTTGACACTGCCGGGCTGCGCAAGAAGATGGGCGACTTTGACGCCAAGCAAGCAGAGGAGCGCGTCGGGACCATCATGGGCGACTGCGTTAGCCACTACCGCAAGCACCTGGCAGGGCAGACAGCTATCGCCTTCTGCTGCTCAGTGGCGCATGCCGAAGCGGTTGCGGCGCTATTCATGTCCCAGGGCATCCCAGCCGCCAGCATTGATGGCACCATGACCACCGACCAGCGCAGAGACCTGTTAACAGCATTGGGCACTGGCCGCATCAAGGTGCTGACCAGTTGCAGCTTGATTGGCGAGGGCGTAGACGTGCCCAGCGTCGGCGGCTGCATCCTGCTCAGGCCAACGCAGAGCGTCAGCCTGCATTTGCAAATGATCGGCCGCTGCCTGAGGCCAAGCCACGGCAAGACCGCTGTGGTGCTGGACCATGTGGGCAACACGCTCAGGCTAGGGCATCACCTTGAGGACCGCGACTGGACACTGGATGGTGCCAAAAAGCGCGACCGCGAGCAAGCGCCCAGCGTCAAGGTGTGCCCGGTGTGCTTCGCTACCAGCATGAGCGCCACACAGGTCTGCCCTGACTGCGGGCATGTGTTCGCCCCGCAGGAGGCCAGGGAGCTAAAGGTGGTCGAGGGTGAGCTGCAGGAGTTGCAACGCCAGCAACGCCGCGAACAAGGCAACGCGCAAACTCTGCAACAACTCATTGCGCTAGGTCAGCAAAGAGGCTACAAAAACCCGGTGGCATGGGCAAAGCATGTTCTGGCCGCCCGTCAAACCAAAGGACAATGGAGCAAAGTCAAATGACAGTAGCAGCAACTAGCAAACGCGATTCGTGGGTTAATCGCGCCTGGTATGTGCAGCCTGAGACAGCAAACCGCTTAAAGTCTTATGTCAACAGACAGCAGGAAAATGGGATAAACATTGATGCAAGTGATGTCGTAAATGAAGCGCTAGCAGCATTTTTAAGTAACAATGCTGCAACGCCAAGTGAACCAGCATCTGAGCTTGCTGACTTAGTTGATCTTGTGGTCAGCCTTAAAAATGATATTGAAGAATTGCAGAAATGGCGCAAATCGCAAGTTGCGACGGAAGAGCAGTGGGTCGAAGATTTGCGCTTAAAAATTAAACGAGCACATGGACGTGGTTGGGTTATTAGAGCAATGGCAAAAACAAAACTTAATCCAGACGGCAGGTGTCAGTTGACTAGAATTGCAGAAAATAGAAAACGAACGTCTGTTATATTGCCTTTGAGTTGGATAGAAAGCGAATCTAAAGCAATCTTTGAAATTGTTGATCATATTTGCACAATGCACAAGCAAAAAGGATTATCATTGCAAGACGCACTTAAGAGTTATTGGTGAGCGAGCAACGCATCCAGCAGGAAATCCGGCTAGCCATCAGCCACGGTGATATTAAGGTGTTCCGCAACAACACCGGCACCCTGCGCGACCAGCATGGCCGCCCTGTGCAGTTTGGCCTGGCCAAGGGCAGTGCTGACCTGATCGGCTGGCGGACGGTCACCGTCACCCCTGAGATGGTCGGCACCCAGGTGGCTGTGTTTCTCAGCATCGAGGTCAAGACACCCACCGGCAGGCTCAGGCCAGAGCAGCAGCAGTGGCTTGATGCGGTGCAAGCTGCCGGCGGCATTGCTGGCGTGGCACGCAGCGTTGAGGATGCCCAACGGTTGACCATGCGTGACCAGGGCGGTAGTATCACTTCAGCCACAAGCCGGATGCATGGCCCGGAGTTAGTCCTGTCAGCGACGAAGGCTGACCATCACCCATAAGCCGGATGCAGGGGCCGGAGATAGTCCCGCCGACGACG